TCTGATGACTTAGAAGAATCTGATGATTTGGAAGAATCAGATGACTTAGACGAGGGTAATTGGGAAGAATCTATAGAGGAGTCTTACAATCACAAGAAAGCGATAAAACCTAAAGGTGTTGGAATTGGCAAAGGTCCGAAATTCTCATATAAAACCACTACTAAAGGTGGTTTCAGTGAGGACAAAAAAGAAGGTCCTAAAACTATGGGAACTGGAAAGGCTAAATTCGAATACAAGAAAGGTGCTAATATGGAAGGTAAATCCAAAAAAGTTGAAACCAAAGAAGGTCGTCAGGGATATAAGGATAAAGAGGATGAAAAGTTGGGTATGAAGCATGGCAAAACTGCAATGAAACATCTCAAAGGTTCACACTCAAAAAAAGAAAAATCCCGCAGGGACGATGCAGGTTTTGAGAAGAGAGAAACTAAAGAAGCGGCTAGAACATACGGTATGGGTTCCAAAGAAGGTAGAGGCCTCAGAAAGGGCATTACCAACAACAGAAACTTCGTATATAGTGATAGCGGTGTAAAGGTAGAATCTCTTGAAGCAGAAGTTAGTATGTTGAGAGAAAAAAATGATGAGTATAGAAAAGCATTAAATGTTTTCAGAGAAAAATTGAATGAAGTTGCAATTTTCAATTCAAACTTAGCATATGCTACTAGACTTTTCACAGAACATTCAACAACTAAAAAAGAAAAAATAAACATTCTCAGAAGATTTGATGGAGTTGAAACTTTGAAAGAATCAAAAAATCTTTACAAAGCAATCAAGGACGAATTATCTACTGAGGAAACAAAACCAATAACTGAAGCTGTAGAAACAAAATTAAATAAAACAGTTTCTTCGGGTTCAGCAGTGAATCTTATTGAATCAAAAACTTATGAAAATCCTCAATTTTTGAGAATGAAAGATTTGATGAGTAAGATAAACTAAAAATAAATTAAAACAAAAATAATACTACAATGGGAGCATTATTAGAATCAGGTCTTGTTGGTAATATCGGTCTAAAACACCTTAAAGTTATCAAAGAAGACACAATCGGAAAATGGGACAAATTAGGATTCTTAGAGGGTCTTAAAGGTCACATGAGAGAAAACATCGCTCAGCTTTATGAAAACCAAGCTAGCTATTTAATAAACGAAGCTTCAACTACATCTGATACAGGTGCATTTGAAACTGTGGTTTTCCCTATCGTTAGAAGAGTATTCTCTAAATTGTTAGCTAACGATATCGTATCAGTACAGGCAATGAACTTACCTATTGGTAAATTGTTCTACTTTGTACCTAACATCCAGAACTATACAGATACTCCAACACTTGCTGGTGCTTCTGAGCACTACGCACCTTATGGAGCACCTAATGGTCCTGCAACACCTAACGAAGGGTATAATTACAACAATGGTAGAGACCTTTATGATAGATTTTATGAAGGTAATGAACCAGCGTTAGACCCACCAGGTTTGTTCGATTATTCGAAAGGTTCGTTTTCAACGATTACATCTGCTGTAACTTCAGTTGTAACTGCACAGTGGAATAACACAACGTTGAATCTTGAACCTGCTGCTTATGCTACTGATAACTACAGAAAAGTATTAGTAATCATGAGTGGTTTTGCAAATGCTGCAGCTGGTAAATTGATTGGACCAGACGGTAACCCAATCGATACAGAATCATTCTTGTCTGATTTAACAATTTATGGTGTTTCGGCAAACCCAACCACTGCAGGTGGTGGTCCTTACTTATTCAGAGTTGTTACTCAAAGATATGGTAAAGGTATAGTTCAGTATGGTGATAATAACGACACATTAGTGTGGCCTAATTCACTTACGGATGGTGGTCAATATGACAACATTTGTGATGTGAATGGTGACATTTATTTGGAAATCGACCTTCAAGTACCTGTATGTATTACATGTGGTAACTCAATGGACGGTTACACAGGGTCTACATTTTCTTCTACAACTGCGAACAACGCAGCTTTCTCAGCTACTTACAGATTGTATAAGAACTTGGAATTCGAAGATAAAATTGGTGAAGTTTCATTTGACCTTATGTCTGTAACAGTTTCAGTTACTGAAAGAAAGTTGAGAGCACAATGGTCACCTGAAATGGCACAAGACGTTGCGGCATTCCACAATATTGATGCTGAAGCTGAATTGACAGCTTTATTGTCTGAGCAAGTTGCTGCTGAAATCGATAGAGAAATCTTGAGAGACCTTAGAAAAGGTGCGGCATGGAACTTGAGATGGGACTACAACGGATGGAAGAGATTAGGTAATGGTACTGGTGCTGTTTCATACACTCAAAAAGACTGGAATCAAACTTTGATTACTGCAATCAACCAATTGTCAGCACAAATCCACAAATCAACTTTGAGAGGTGGTGCTAACTGGATTGTTGTGTCTTCTGAAGTTTCAGCAATTTTTGATGATTTGGAATATTTCCACGTATCAAACGCGGCACCTGAGCAAGACCAATACAACATGGGTATTGAAAGAGTAGGTACTTTAGCTGGTAGATACCAAGTTTATAGAGACCCTTACTTCCCACCAAACCAAGTATTGATTGGTCACAAAGGAACATCGCTTCTTGACACTGGTTACATTTACGCACCATATGTACCTTTACAACTTACTCCAACAATGTATAACCCATTCAACTTCACACCTATCAAGGGTATCATGACTAGATACGCTAAGAAAATGGTTAATAACCGTTTCTATGGTAGAATCACAGTTGATGGAGTTAGAACATTCGATTTGAAAGAGTTGAGATAATATGGTCTAACCGAAAATATAAAAGGGTCCTCAGGGACCCTTTTTTTATTTTTTAGATATTTCAGAGTTCAAAACCGATAGTGATTTGGAAATAAGTTCGGTTTCAATCATTGTAAATGCTCCTTTATCATACGCATACTCTAGTGATTTAGTAATAAAAATGATTGATTGTTCTAGTGTTAAATCGTTTATTAAATTTCTTAAATCTACAGGAGAATTATATCCAATAGATTGAAACAGGTATCCGATTGGTTGATTGTTAGCTTCCATATTAAAATTATGAGATATTTATAAATAATAATTGATTTCAATGAGAAAAACAATAAAAGAAGCTACAACATCTGCTAGTTCAGGTAAATTCAAAGTACCTGTGGTTTTAGCGCCTCAGATTTGGAACGATAAACAATTAGGTCCTTTCACTAACAAAGTTTATGATTATGATAATGCGGAATTGGCTTATGAGGAAGCGGATGGTGATTATTTAGAATCTCCCGAAGAACGAGAAAGGATTGAGAGAAATACGGATAAAATTTCTCAGGTTGATATGTATTTAAAAAAATTTTATACTGGTCAAAATGATGAAGAAGGTTCGGCTCTAAATCCTACAATGTCGGGTCTTCCCCCTGAGGATGTAGATTTTATAAATCAATCGTTGGGAGAACAATTGATTAGAGAAGATTTAGCCGTTTGGTTTGGAACTAAAAAAAAACCAAAAGGTAGTAATCAACCTAAAGGGCCTTGGGTCAATATATGTAGAAAAGAAAATGGTAAACATCCTCCTTGTGGTAGAAAAAACGCCTCATCAAAGGGTTATCCCAAGTGCAGAGCAGTTCATGTTGCATCAAAAATGAGTGCGTCACAAAAAAGAGCCGCATGTCAACAAAAACGTAAAGCCGAAAAAAGTGACCCTAAAGTTGGTAAAGGTAACAAACCAACCATGACATCTTACAAACCAAGAAAAGAATCCTTGGAAAGATTGATTAGAAAAATTATAAGGGAGAATTTTTAGTTGTTTTTTTCAAAATATTCTCTAAAGAGTGTTGGATATTACTTCTCATTTCTTTTTCGAGGGACTCTCTTCGATTTTCTAATTCCATATCGAACAAGTCTAACAATTCGTTGTACAATTCGGAATTTTCTATATAAACACTATAACTGTAAACGTGGTTGATTAGGAATAGTGTTCTTTGATGAATAACAACGAACATTCCAAAATTATCGTTTTTTATAAACCTTTTCAATGACCGTGGAGCGAAGGTCAATCTAGAGTCCGATTCTTTAATCAAATTTTTACAAATACCTATAGAGGTTTTTTCTTCGTAGGTTACTTCTGGTCTTGGGTCAAATTTTTCTTGAAGATATAGATAAACTTTATAAAGAAGTTTGGGTAAGTATCCGACAATTTTCTTTTCCATACAACAAAAATAAGGTGAAAAAATCAATTAACAATAAGAACCTGAACAATGTTTTTTTCCGTCCAAACCTGGCATTTTTCCTTGACATACTTGGACGGCATAACCGTTCGAATATGCTGAGGGGTAAACTTTGAATTTCGATTTTGCCGCTGCTTTACCTCTTGCACAAAGTTTTGTACCTGTTTTTTTTCTACCCTCATTCAAACTTGGTTCTATGTTGCTAGATGTCTTTGTCTGGTTCATCATGAAATCGAATACTTGGTCCATATTCTCTTTTGCAACAGTTATATGGTCATCTGCCCAATCGTGACCTGACATAAGAATCTCGTCAACCACTGCAGGGTCTAAATCTAATAACAAATCGGCTTGTCTTTTTATTTGTTCTAAATTGCTATAGAACATATAATTAGTGGACTCTTGTTCCTTTATAACTTTATTTACTAATTTTTTTATATCTTTTTCTGTTAGTTTAATTATACGTTTCATTTTACATTCACTATATTAAAAGTTAATTGTTTCTTATAAGTATCTTTCTCTCCTGAAGTATTCACTTGGATGTCCACATAATATTGGTTCGGTATTTTGTCTCTCATATCAAATATAAAATAGTATTCGTTGGGAGTTCTATTTATGGGGGTCCAATCTTGTACCTGTACTTCTGTTGTTCCTTCTTTTACATAAACCCTATAAAATGCCGAAATGTTTTCCAATAAAACTTGACCTGTAAAAGCCTTTTTGATTGTTACACCTACCTTTCTAATATCGGTGTTCAAGATTTGTTCGTTTTGTAGGATACCGTAAAAATCAAAACCATATATAGAGGGTTCTTTTGATTGTGAACCTATTTGTATTCCGGCACTATATTGTTGTAATATAAATTGATTGGTCACATTAGGAATTGATTGTCCGTTTATAGTTAAACCTGACCATATGTCAAAATATTCACAAGGTGTGGCACCTGTAAATCCGTCGGGTATGATTACCTCATATACACCTTTGGTTCTTAAACAAGTTGACAGAGAAGCCATACCACTAACAGCAACTCCAAGTCTATCTTCAATCCTAACGAACGGAAGTGTATCTAAATTCGATAAATCTCCATTTTGATATACATAGAGATATAATTTATTTTGTTGGTTTTTTAAGAAGATATTTCTATCATCCTTGATGTAGTCATCGTAGTTGGTTAAAAGGTATGGTTGATAAAATGTTTGAGTATGTCTTGAGAAAAAAGCGACGGAATAACTGTCCGTCAAACCTGTTATATTTTCGACCTGTGGAAAATAAGCTATACCCCATCCAGTGACCCCTGTTATAGTTCCATCTAAAATTCCATTTATTTCAGATGTCATGTCCATGTTTATATCTTCATTTCCAAATTCAAAGTGTTGTTGGTCTATAATTGTTAGTGCTGAGAAATTCACAAGACCAAGATTCCGGTTATTATAAACTCCAGGTTCAGACCAATCATCTATTGTTGTTGTCTGGTACCAATTTGAAGGTCTTGTAGAAAAAGCTCTAGGGTCAACATAGGTTAGAGGGTTTGCTCCCCCTTGTGCACTATTTTGATTCAGATTGAAATCATTATAATCATATCCCACTCCTTCGTCCCAAGACTGTGTGGAACCCGTAGTTCCACTAAAAAGTGGTATTCTGAACAAAAATAAGTCAAATGAGCTAGCCCTTCTCCTTTCGTTTGACATGAACGTATTTAACAATTCATTATCAAATGATGAAGTATTTGTCATTTTAAGAGTATGTGTCAAACCACTTATACCTGGTGTACAACCCGTGGATATAACTCCACTTTGTATATTTGAAATTAAAAGAGATAAATCCAAGTCAAATAAAAATCTTGTAAATCCGTAGTTAGGTATTACAAAATCAGATGCTCCGAAATTTAATTCAACTACAGGATTTCTTCCTGTGTTTACATAAGAGTTGGAAATAATAGTATTATTTTTATCAATATAGGACCTTAAAATTGACATTACTTTTCTTTATAAATATCAATTCAATCGAATATTTGAGTTCAATATTTTTCGTCTTGCACTTTGCATCATTCGGTCCAAATCTTCCACCTGAATTCCTGATTGAGTTTTTGATACAGGGGTTAGTCCTGGATATGCGTGAGTATGGGACACTAAGAAATTATAAATCAAATTTATAAGTTCTAATAATTCTTCACCCCTTACCATACTTGAAGTATTTGCTTGAATGTTTTCTGTGAAGGCTGATTCAGGGATTCCATATATCGTATTTGCAAAATTTATTTTTTGTTTTCCTTCAATGTCTGAATCTTGTGATAATAAATAAATTTTTTGACCTCCCAAAGCAGCGAGTGTGTTGGGTTGATACACGAAATTACTAGTTTTCACTTCTTGAATTTGAACTTTAGATGGTAAACCGACAGTGTCCTTTTTCCAAATTAAACCATAACCACCAGGGTCTGCTGTGTTCAATTTAGTCCCATTATAAACTATTTTTAAATTTTTCTTGGAGTTTACATTTACGTTTGATAGACCTGAAGATGGATTTATAATGTTATACATCTCAATAGTAGGTCTAAAGAAAATTGGAAATTTATTTATTGATTCAGAAAATAGTTGAGCTCCTGTTCTACTTACATTACTGTCGTTACACGTTCTTATATAGGAATTTATAAATTCTATAGTATCAATCATAGAAAGTTGGGTGAAATTTTCAGTGTCGATTAAAAATTTATCCGCAATTGAAACTTCTGAAGTTATGGTAAAATTATCAGTATTGTATTTAACTGATGGTTTTAGTGAATACAGATATACGGAACCATTAAATTTATTCGCATTATTTTCAGGATTTGTTATGACCCATTCTATCAAGTAATTTATTAAAAGTGTTATTGGAGTGGTAGATATAATTTTTTGAGTTTCTTCACCTGACTTTGTTCTATCGAAATTTGAAAGTTGCAAGAAAGCTCTGTTAGAGTTAGAGACCGCAACAGTGTTTGATTGGGGTGGCTCCGAGAATTTACCTGCACGTAAAATCAATTCATTTTTTTTGACAATCAAATCCGCACTACCTCTACCTAAAAGTGCGTTATCTAAAGGTTCGGGATAAATTCCAGCTTCAGTTGGGTCATCCCAATTTCCATCTTTCTTTTTTAAATTTCTCGGCGGTTTGACTTGAAAGCCTGTGCCTGTGTTATAAGAACCCGAAGCATTGTAAGTAAAAAAGGTTGAGCTTGGAGAGAAAAAATTACTTTGTATGTAAAATTGATTTTGAAATTTAAAATCAAAATTCATAAACATAATCTGAATGAGCTCACCTACTTCGGGTACTTGATATAAAAAATAAGGTATTAAAGGAGTAAAAATTAGAGGGTCTTTTTCAGTCCATGCATCCGCAGAATTACTCCAATTCTCAACACTTTTAAGTGTATCAGGTAAATTTATAGTGTTGATTTTAGCCCTAATCCTACCAAGCATAAGTGGGTCCTTGTTGTCCAAAACCGTTCCTTGATATAGTATAGATTGACTAGACATTTCCTCTTGATTGGTATTCTTTTAAAAATTTATTATATAGGCCCTCTACCGAATCCAACTCATAAGTAAGTGTAAGAATTTGATTTTTTATTTTTTCAAATTCATTAGACAAATTAGACAAATGTTCGATTAAACTTGCATTTGAAAGTTCTTTCAAACGTAGGGCATCATTTGTAATATTTTCTTTAATTTGTTCCATAGTTATCTCGGAATACTCCAACAGAAACCGTTAAAACAGTAGGTATCATTTACACCTTGTTCTATCTGATTTTTTCTTTTTCCTCTATGTGTTGCATAGTTATAGAGTAACATCAAATTTGGTGTTCCATCAGGTAAGGCATCTGTTGGTAGTCCTATCTCTTGAAGATATTCTATTGTGTTTATGAAAGCACCCTCCGCAGATTCACCTGGTAGAAAATCAGACAAAATTGCCAATGCTAAAGGTATTTTACGCCTTTTTCCCGGTAGTTTTCTTATTATGTTTATGATGTTTCTGATTTCATCAATAAGAGATTTACATTTCGTATAATCAAAAATTCCTTGTGTTATTTGAGCCGCTATGTCTATTCCTGCCTGTACTAAAGCTTTTGTTTGTGCTGTTGAATCTTTTAATCTGTTTGCAACAATTTCATTCACAACTATTTTTATTATATTTATTAATTCTCTTTTTAAAGTTTCAAATAAAACTTTTATAAAAATTCCACCAATTCTTGATACAACTTTTATAACGAAACTTGTAAATTTTTTGATAAAATCTACCGAGTCTGTTATGATATTTGTATTAGCTGTGTTGACTTGATTTATTTGGGTTACGGCTTGGTTATAAGATAAATTCTTTTCACTTTCAACAACACTCAATAAAATAAACACGGGTAAAAGAACTTTCGGGCTAAGAGCAGCGCATGCCACAGCTATAGCCATGTTTTTTATTATTCCCTCTGAAATTGTAGCTTCAGCGTTGAAACTTGCCGGTAGATATATTTTCCAATCAGGATTCTCAGACAAACTGTCTATGATGTTTTCCATAGTAGTAATTTGTTCTTCAAAAGTCTGACCTGAGACGGTATTTTTAAAATCTAAGCATTGATTTGTTAGATTATTGAAATCCACAGGAAGTTTCACGTTTTCACAATCGGCAAATTCTATAACGTTATTCTGAACATTATTCACCTCGTTTTGTATTTGTCTCAAATCCTGTTCAGTAAATTCAAAAAATCTATCGTCAACTCCATCAAGTTCTGCAACTTTAGAAAGTCCACTTACGTCAATTTCCTCTTTGGAATCAAAACACAAACCTAAAATTCTAGCAAGTAGTGTATAAAATTTTGATTGACTATCTATCGGACCTGATGATGCGGGAACTTTCATGTTCATAAATTGAGATATGAAATTCAATACTTGTGGTATAAGTTCTGTTGTATCAAAAAGTTTTATTGTAGAATAATAATCTTCTAAAAATTCACCAACTTTGTTTACTTCTGAAGCAATTCCTTCTCTGTCAATGAGTGCGACTCTGTAATAATTTCCTGTTACACCAAATTCGTTTGTTGTTGTATATTTTATATTGAATAATTTTTGACCACTACTTCCTTGATAAAATTTACCATTTTCCTCAAAAAAACTTCTATTGTTATTATTTAATAAACCACTTAAAGTTCTGTTGAAAGGAAAAGGAACCTCACCTCCGTATGGTCTCATGATATTGTCTGCTACTGTAGGGGGGTAACTTTCGTATAAAATTTTCCCAATGGGTTGGTCAATATTTTGTTTCAACATTCCATTTGCCAATGTAATTGCGTCTAAAGACTGAACGGGTATAAAAATTGTGGAGTTGACGGGTAATAAATCTATATTTTGTGCACTTATTGCTGTGTTGGCTTTATAAATTTGTTCTTGAGAACAACCTAAAGATTTCAATGCTTCCTCAGCTATAATTTTTTTAACTTCAGATTCTGCTTGGACCGCTGACCTTAGTATTAGATTTCTGATTGCTTTTTTACTAGGTCCACCAGTACCTCTTGTCAAACCAATCAAATCATTCAGAGCATCCATGGAGGTTGGAACTTTCCTTTGGAACCTCTTTTGTTGTTTGTTGATTTTATTTAGTTGTGAAGTGGTCTGATTTAGAGATTTAGTCAATGGATTTGTTTGACTTTTTTCTAAATCTTTCTGTGCTTTTAAACTTTCTATAAATGCGTTTACAGCACTGATTCCTTTACCAGTTTCTTTTGTGGAATTTGAGAGGTCTAAATTTCCTAATTCTGCCATCCGAGTTACATTTTATATAGGCCATCATCAGTGGAAACATCTTTCTCAATTAAATTTTGTATCATTTCATCATCCAAATCTAAATCAGTCAATTTGAATGATTCATTTGATGAATTTGATTTTTCCCAAATGGTAGATTGAAGTTTAGAAAGACTCAATTTTTTTTCGACACAATCATTTACAATTTTTTGTTGTTTTTCTATTACAGGCCCTATAGTGGTCATGTCTTCAGGGTCTTTTAACATTGTCAACATTTTGTTTTGAATTCTTATTGCAGTATTTCTTTGTTCTACAAGTTCATTATAAATTTCTTGCATCAACGCTAAAATTGAATCTTTAGTAAAATTTATTTCTTTTTTTTGCGGCCGTGGCATAACAATAAATACTTTTTAATCGTTTTTCATTTTAGTTTGAATGGAGACGTACAATTTTTTAAATTTTTTTATTGAACCCCTTATTTCTTTTGTGCTCAGATTGGTCATTTCTCTTAGAGAAAGAAGAATAATGTTTTTGTTAAATTTGTTATTTTCTCTTCCCGTGAAAATTGTTTCATAGTTATAAAATAGGTCAATAAGTGCGTACCCTAATTTTTTTTCATTATCCGTCAAAACTTCACAATCAACATATTCTTTTAGTTTTTCTAAGTAGGTTGATATTACTAAATTTGTATCCAAGTGGTCTTCATCTATTCGATAAATCATATCAGGACGTTCCTCGATTGTTGAAGATATGTCTTCGTATGATATCTTCCTATTTGTTTCTTTTTGGTCTTTTATTATTTGACCCATCAGATAATTTTTACAAATAGTACCGAAATATGAATAAGCCTTTTTGTTTTTAGAAGGTTTAAATTTATCAACCTTTGTCATCAGAAAAGAATGAGTGTCGATATGAATTTCTTCAAAATCCATATCTTTTCGATAGAGCTTATATCTTCTAATAATAGAAGAAATCATTTTATCGAGAGGTGCTCTTAAAAACTCATTATAGATTTTATTTTTTTCTTCGGATGATTCTGCAATTAGAAATTTTCTTACTGCAGTTTCTTCTCGAACATCAAAATAATTTTCTTTTACGGCCTTTCTACCTCTTTTTTTTAACGAAACATCTTCTGTCTTACCTGAAATGGTTTCGGACATTATTCATTTGTTGATTCATATTTTATGGCTCTGTCATCAACAAAAAAATATTCTTGTTTAGCCGTTTTTATCCAAAATCTTACTTCATCTTCTAACATTTTATCCTCACCATATTTGTAATTCCAAAATAAAGAACCCTCTCTCAAATTTGTATGTTTATAACCTAACTTAGGTATGGTCATTATTACTGCTGAGTTATAAGTAAGTCTCAAAAGGAATTCATAAACAAAAGTTAGTTTCATTGAAGGTTTCATATACCCAAAATCTTCCAATATTTGTTTTTTGATAACACTTCCAGAAGTTTGAAAATTTTGGTACTCCTGTAGAGTATCGTTTGTTAGAAACCCAATTTCTTGTGTAAAGTTAGCTGCGAAAGTTGCTTCATTAGTAAAACCCGCAAACACACCCTTTTCATCAGTTTCAACTACTACAGGTAAAAACACTTGTACTTCAGGAAATGAATCGATGTATTTTTTTACATTGTCAAACCAAATATTGGAATATTCATCATCAAATTCAAAAATAGAAATCCATTTACCACTACTCTCCTTTATACCTTGATTTAATTGAGATGCGAAGTTTGGTGTTTTTTCCCAAACTATAAGTTTTACATTCAAGTTTCCGAAATCATAGGATTTTAAAAGAGTAACTAATTGTTCTTCGGCTGTGTGAACAATGACCAACTCTTCAATTTCGGTTTTTTGATTTTTCAAAGATGTTATTGCTTTACCAAAGTATTCGTCAAAATCTTTAGCCTTGGCAGATTTGATTGGTAAGATTACAGATACAGATATTTTGTTACTCATATATTAAAGTTTTGAAATTTGTTCTTCTAATTGATTTGCTCTGGTAGTCAAGTAATTATCGAAAAGGTTTATCACATCAGTTGTAAATTTTTCTTTACTTTTGAATTGTTCTACGGTTTTATCCATGTTTTCATAAAGTTCAGGTTTGATATTGTCCTCTAACCAATTTTGAATGAAGTCCGCAATAAAATCGGTAATCAATGTCAAATCTGTAATCCAAACACCGTTTTCTTGTGTCATCCAAGATGGTTGTAAATCAGGAATTTTACCCAATACAGGTACTCCACACGCCATACTTTCCAAGGGGAAAGTACCAAAACCACTTTTGGTATCTACCCAAACACTGAGGAAACAATCTTTAAGTGTCTTAGCAAATTCTTTTTCACTCAAACCTCGGAGGTCTCTGAAGGTAAACCATCTGTATTGAGGAAATCTTAAATAAAAAGTTTTGATGATAGAAATTGCATCTTCTTGTTCACGAGTATGTACCCCAATAATCGGCATCGGTGGAACACCTTTTTTCGTGAATGATTCTGATATTACAGGTTCTAAAATATCTACTGAAGCTTGTCTCATTACCTTTTCAATATATTCTTTTTGAGTTTGACAGGTTGTTATACATTTATACACACCGTGTTGAGACCAAGATTGACCGGGTTGTAGTGTTTCGAGCATGTAAGCATATGATTGTGTAAGAACAATTTTTGCACAAGGAAGATTTTTTACTTGTTCCATCACGAAACCGAATAGTTCAGGAATCACCAAAAAGTCCTCGGGTGCAATTTGAAGATTTTGATTCTCAATCGATTGATGAGGTATTGTCATAAATTCTGCATCTAACCATTTATCCACACCCATATAATCATTTTTTTCATGTAAAATTATAGGGTTGAAATTAGAGTTTTTTAACTCCATTGCAATTTGATAAATGTATCTAACAGATGCTCTTGCATTTCCTTTTGTATCTTGTACAAAAAAATAAATCTTTGATTTCTTTTCCTTCAGATTTGTTATTGAGGCTAAAACCTTTTCTTTGGAGATATTTTCCATATTAGTAATGATTGATTAACTTTTTATTTAATAAACTATTGAATGCTAATTTGAAAGGAACGCTTAAATTGTTTGAACTTTTCAAACCTAATTTATCGTCCATCTCTTCATTTTCAGATAAAACTACTTCCATGAGCATTTTAACGATTTCAAATTTCACAATGTTGACTCTTGTTTCGGTAAATCCACTAGATGATTCTGAACTTACCTCATAGATATCCAAGTACCTTTCCAACTCATCCAAATCAACAAAGTAATTTTCGTTTAATATTTTTAACATATTTCTTGTAATTTATTTTTTAGGTCTTTTATAGATTTTATTTTGTGAATTATTTCTGTATCTGAATTATAAGAAGTTTCATACTTTATTAAAGTTTTGTTTTCAGGATGATTCAACAATAATTTTGGATTAGCGGTTACTAATATATCAACATTAGACCATAAGTTATCGATTGTTATTTCACTATAAAATAAAACGTGTTCAATAAGACTTCCAAATTTAGATATAAAAAAAAGAGATGCGGGTTTTGATTTACCAATTTCATCTGATACGATTATAAATTCATGTTCATCCCGAAGTTCCAAATATAAATTATTCAAATCCAAAAGTCCATTAGGCTCTACTGAACCTGCGTGACCGAAGATTTCCATAGTGTGTTCTTTATACAGAAAATTATAAAGTTCATCGTTATCTTTGAAAGCTAAATGTTCTGAAATATTCAAACTCGTAACGTCCGATTTAACTTGATATTCAAACTCTGACTCTTCCTTGAATGGATTATCAATATACCACTTTTGATATTCTTGTTGAATTTTTCCAAGTGTATTTCGTAAAACACCATTTATTTCAACTCCGATTTTCATTCTTCGTATCTTTTTAATATTTGTGTTATTAAAGGGTTTCTTACAACATCAGTGTCTTTAAATTCATGAATTCCTACATCAGTAAAATCTCTAAATTTTTTCATCGCATCCCATAAACCTGTTTGAGTTTTGTCTTTGTGTCTATCAAACTGTTCTAAATCCCCTGAAATAAAAAATTTAGAATTGAAACCTATTCTTGTTAGAAGAAGTTTCATTTGACTTGGAGTAGAATTTTGAGCTTCTTCAAAAATTAAAATCGAATTGTCAATATTCATACCCCTCATATAAGCCAATGCAAAGACCTCAATGGCTTCAATCTCTTTTAATTTTTCTCGTAATTCTTTTCCTATGATTTTATTTAAAAGATAGTATGAGGGGAAAATATAAGGGTCAAGTTTTTCTTCTACGCCACCCGGTAAACTACCTAATTTTTCTTCGGCTTCTACCGCTGGTCTTACGATTATAATTTTTTCAAAAGGGGTTTCTGGGTCAAATAATAAATCAACCGCACATTTCATTGCAATATAACTCTTACCAACTCCTGCAGGACCCGAACAGATTGTAATCTGATTATTTGATAACTTCTCGTAATACTCTTTTTGACTTTCTGATAAAAATTTTTGTTTTGTTTTCTTTTTTAAAATTGAAGTTATGTACTCTTTTTTTGTTTTGTAATTGGAACTTTCTAAAGTTGGGGTAGGAGCTGGATTTTTTTTAGTTCTACTCATTTAACTTTGATTTTTTTTGTTTTTTGGGGTTCTCGTTTATAAACCGTTTTTCCACCATCGGGACTTTCATAAATCCACGGTGTTTCTTTTTCTAATGTATCTATTTGTGATTTAATCCAATTGAACGTTTTTTTCAATCCTATGGATAGAGGTTGACTGACTTCCCAACCAATTTTTTCTCTATATAGTTTATTGTCTGAGTTTCTACCTTTAACACCTAATGGACATTTGAAACCATACTTCGAAAGGAATTCATCCCCTTCTATGTTTCTTATTTTAATATTTTTTCCTGAAAATTCAATAGCCATTCGTGCTAATTGGTTGATTGTCACCATTTCTTCACTTCCTATATTGACGGGACCAGTGAATTTAGAATTCATCAATCTTAGAACAGCTTCAACACACTCATCGACATATAGAAAAGACCTGGTTTGTTGACCATTCCCCCAAACTTCTAACTCTTCACCGTCGTTTAGTTCTGCGGCTTTTCTACACATCGCTGCGGGAGATTTTTCACGTCCGCCTGTCCATGTCCCCTGTGGTCCAAATATGTTATGGAATCTGGCTATTCTGACATCTAAACCATAATTTCTGTGATAAGCCAAATAAATTCTTTCTGAAAAAAGTTTTTCCCATCCGTATTCAGAATCAGGATTTGCGGGGTATGCAGAACTTTCTTCACAATTTGGATTATTGGGGTCTAGTTGGTTGTGTTCTGGATACATACATGCCGATGAGGAATAGAAAACTTTTTTTACTTTTTTCTTAACACATTCATTGGCAACATTCAAATTTATCAAAGAGGAATTGTGCATTAAATTTGCATCATTTTCGCCTGTGAAAATATACAAAGCACCTCCCATATCGGCTGCTAGTTGATATAATTCATCGACATCCTGTTCGATGACCAAGTCAACAACTTTAGGGTCAGTTAAATCCCCCAAAATGAATTCGTGACAAATTTCATCTTGAAAAAAATATTCGTGTTTTTTTATATCACAAATTCTAACGTGATTTCCTTCCTCTTTTAATCTTTTAGCTAAGTGTCCTCCTATGAAGCCACCGCCACCAAGAACAACTATTTTTTTACCTATTGATTGATTCTTCTGCAACTTCATATATAATATTCATTTTTTCAAAAATTTTATCGCAACTAATTTGATTACAGCTCCAAGAATTTATAACCGATTCCTCAAAATATTTGGGGGATATCCACCAATCTTCAAAATACATTTCTGGATGTCTTGAGTGAGAGATATCACCACAAATTAATTTGTAACCTTTGGACTCCAACAGTTGTCTTTGTGGTAATCTTTCTGCCTCGTTAAAACGGTTTCCTAAATAAGCATCGTGTTCAATTGTTATGATTTTAAATTTGTAGTTGCTGTCAATTATTTTTTGGAGTAATTTAAATCTGTCTCCACAGCCTTCCATATCCAAGGTTAGATAATCAATAACTTCATTGTCATAATAATCCTTTAGTAATTGATTATAGTCTTGATTGAGACAATCTGCTTGAATGAACTTACATCTGCGTTCTTTCCATTGGTTACTGAAATTGATAATATCCAAAGAAATACCGTCCCACCCATTTAATTCGAGTAAGTAAGTGTTGTTAATTTTTTTTGGTAGGGAGCACCCTAAATCGAGAAACTTACCTGGTTTACCTTGACTTATATTATAAACAAATAAATCTTGACCACATTGGGAATATGATTTCATTTTTTTGTATTTTATTTTGAGATTATTTTTCCTTTTTTTCTCAGAATAGTGAGACCATGGTTTATGGGTATTGTCATCCACTCCCATTTATTTTTATCTAACTCTTCAACCGCTCTATATGGTCCACCAAGACCCCATTCACTTTTTTCAGGATAATTGATAGGATAGAAAAAATTTGGATGGCAACTATGACCCATCAAATCGTGTAGTAATATTATTGTGTTTTCATCACTAATCCTATCAATTTCTTCTAATTCTGTTTTTACGTGAGGGTAACTGTGCCAATCATCAACATAGATAATATCGTATTTTTCGGTATTTTTTTTCAAAAATTCTATGGCGTCAGATTGTACAAAGGTTTGATATCTCGCCAAGTCCTCAGGAGCTTTCCAAACGTATTTTGAAATGTCTACTGACGTTAAATGACCACCCAATACTTTACAGGCAACTAAAAAAGGATAACTAGAACCACCATCTCTTACTCCAAGTTCCAAGATTTTTTTAGCATTCATTTGAAGAGCGATAGAGAAAAAAGTTAAGACGTGTTCAAAATATTGTTTTCCTCCGTCGTTTTTAGTTTTCAAAGTTCTATTCATCAATTCGACTAAATAATTTTCCATTAAATTTTTTTTAGAATTTTATTTATACCTTCTTTCAGAGATATTTTTGGTTTCCAATAATTTAAAATGTATGGGTCGGGTTCATTTTTTTTATTTTTCTGTACATCATCAGTTTCTGTAGAAGCTAATATTTCACAAGGTATATATTCTCGAATTATTTCAGCAACTTCTAAGATTGAATTCCATTCAAAACTAGTAATGTGAAGGTTTTTATTTCTATCTATATCATTGTAATTTAAAGATAATATTTCTAAAGCATTAGAACAGTCTTCAGCATGTAAAAATTGTCTCAACTCGGAACCGTCAGTCAACATTTCTATTTTTCCTTGTTTAGCTTTGAGAATAAAATCGGTTATTACATGTGATTTTTCCAAATCATGTTCAGGTCCGTATACATTCCAAAATTTTACAGTAAGACCATTTAAAGCTGTGGCGCAAATTTCACCCATAGATTTCAAAAGTCCATATGGCGAATAGGACATGTTTGCCATTTGTGAGGAGGCAAAAATAAAAGGTTTATTGAATTTTTTGATTGATTTGAATGTATGAAGAGTTAGTGCTAAATTGTTTTCAACAAATTCATATGTGTGTTGATACTTTTTTAAGTATCTTGAACCACCTACATCAAAGGCCAAAAACATCACGAAGTCGACATCTTTCATTATTGTATCAAGAACATCAGGAATTCTGAGGTCTTGTTTAGGGTCTTTGATGATGTCAAACTCGACCACCTCATGACCTTTATTTTTAAGATATTGACATAATTCTAATCCTATTTGTCCTTCGGAACCTAAAACCAAATATTTCATAATTTATCTTTGAACAAAAATTCCACCCATAGAACCTCCATGGGTAATTTCAAATTTATAGTTGTATTTAATTATCCATTCAGTAAACGCTAATCTTTCATGTTCGTCAAAATCTTTGTTTCCTCCATGCCAATCATCAAATCTGATATATAATTTATTCCAATCACACTTTGTTACAAACTCTAAAGCTGACACCGTTGGTTCGTAAATGTCAACATCTATGTTGACTAAACTTATTTTCGAAATTTCGTAGTCTGATGGTTTAGTCAGTTTATGAACATCACTGACAATCATTTTTACATTTTTGTATGGTGATAGTTTTTTTAAGGCCTCTTCCTTATTTTTTGGAATTCTATTGTTGTTAGCAAAAAGAGGATTTGATAAACTGAACATCCCTTCGGACCAATCTGCTGTTTCAGGTAAGGTTTTGTTAGATTTTTCTAAACCCTCAAAATGGTCTACTGTGAATATTGTCTTATTCGGAAACGATTGAGAAAGTAAAATTGCTGATTCACAACTGAAGGTACCGAACTCCAATACGTCCCCTTGTGTTTCAAATTTTTTTACAAAACTAGATAAATCGCTTAAAGAGCAGGATTGTTTGTTTGGACTGGTGTTCATAGATTTTTAAGATAATTTTCGTAAATATAATCCTCAGCAATTTGAAGAGACATAGCAGCTTCAAAATTTTTTTGAATGTGAGGCATCATCGAATCATACTTTTCTCTTGACAGAGAAGACAATGTTGGGTCATCCTCCAAAAATATAACTCCTCTTGGGTCAAAGTATTTTTCAACCACTTTTCTGGACCCCCAATAAACAGGAACTGTTCCCACAGCGAAACAATCGGTTAATTTTTCTGTGAAATAAGTGTCTGAGTTATCGTTTTCTATTGCCACTGAGAACATATAGTCAACTAAACCATCCTCTTTGTTATTCAACTGATGAGGTCTTCCTGTACCAAATAGGTCAACTTTATCTTTTAATTTTTCAACCCAATTCAATCTGTTTTGGTGACCTCTTAACCATCCTTTTGTGGAGGATATCATTGAAACCAATTTGGTTTTTTCATGAATTTTTCTATTACGTTCCCAAATCCAAGGTACTGCGTTTGAAATTGTATAAGTGAAAGGGGCTCCGAGCTCTATCAAACTATCCACACAAGTGAAAATATACTTGTAATGTTCCTTCACCATGGGCAAATTCTCTAATAGAAATTTAATAGTTCCTTCATTCATTTGAGGTGATTCTAACAACCATCCAATTTTCTCTCTTGATGGGTCATTAAATCCCCAATCTTTGATGTAGTTATCCACATATACTGAAATCTTATATGGGTCTTGGGTGTCTCTTGACAACCATTTTAACGTTTTGGGATTATTTCTAGCTGAAGAACAATCGTAGTCCCCCCACCAATCTGATACTTTTCTAATTTTAGGTAATTCGCTCATAATTTAATTTTTTGGTTTCAGTTCACCGTTTATATATTCTACTTCTATTTTATTCCAATCAGGTTGAAACATATCCATGTAGTTTTGTGGTCCACTTGGTCCAAACCATACAGATGGAACAAAAACTTTTTTATTTGGATTTTGGTTTAGCAAAGCCGCCCACCAAGAAAATGTAGAATTGGAAATGATATTTGATTTACAAAGTGACATTATCCACATATCGATGTAATCTTCCTCATTTATAAGTGTCACATTATCACTCTTGAAATTTTCTAATAACCAGTTTTTATCATCTCCGAAAAGAAATAGATGGTCGTAATTTCCGATAATGGTAAGTGCTTTGTCAATATATTCTTTGGAAACACTGGGATGAATGTGGGGGTTTTGTTTATAATCACCAAATCTCACGTGTATTGAAACTGTGTTTTCTTGATTAAGTTGAGGATACTTCTCCTTAATTTGTTTGATGAATTCTTCCGTTGGTCCAAAATATTCAATAATGTTTTTGTCGAATCCCAAAAAGTTTTTTCCGCTTTGGAAGTATCCTTCAAACACAGTGTTGCCTTCTACAGGATTCACATCAGAAAATTCCCATGGACCTTCGTGAACTTTTGTAAATCCATCTAAACTATCTATAAATTTAAGTTTTCTGAATACGTTGTCTCGATAGTTCGAAGCGTCTCTACCTTGCATGGGTGTCCACGATTTGGGTAAAAAAACTGCCTCTCTATGATGTTTCCAAGCTTGACAAAGGGCGTGAGCGGCTTGGAACATTTGATTTCCAAGTCCACCCATCAGATTACAAGAAATTAAATTATTCATTTTTGAAATGTTGTGTTTTCCCAAGATTCCCAAACAAATGGATATTCCCATTTAAGTTTGAAACCAATTTGAGTTAATCCCTCTTGAATTTTTTTATGTCTCTCTTCATAGTTTTCACCCATTCTGTGGTACTGAACTTGAATATAGTTGAACTTTTGTAAAATACCTGACTTAATCCATTCTTCCATAAGAGGGTACTCCTCCCCCTCGATATTAACCTGCATCAAATCTACCTTATCAATATTGTGTTTATCCAAATAATATTCTAAGGTGTGACATTTAACGGTTTGAAGGTTATTAGAATTCAAATAAGCGGATGTCGCATCACCATCAACCGCAAAAGACAACTCTTTTTCTTCTGTGGAAATACCAGCATTTTCAGTTTTGATTTTGTCTCTATTGTTTTTGAGGTAATAATCAAATTCTACAATCATTTTGTCGTAAAATTCTTTTATTGGTTCAATGACCAAAACATTACAATTGAATTTAGTTGAAACTCTTTTAGTCCAAAGACCGTGAAAACCACCAAGTTCAATGACTTGAGAATTTTCATTTAAGGGATAATCTAATACGAGAATATCGTCTCCTTTATCTGCTCTCCATTTTGCGTGTATTTCTGACATTAATTATAATTTTTTATAAGGTGTTTTATTTCTGATTTTATTTGTTGTCTTCATGACATTTGCCATATTAACTTTATGGTCATTAATCGGATTAGATTCGTTGTAAATGTATAAAATATCTGTCAAAAATCTATAATGTTCCTCTCCTGACATTTCAAACATAGGAAACATAAATGCCAAGTCGCCGGCAACACTCCAAAAATTACCATCTTCATCTTTCAAATCAGAATCTTCAATTTTCTTCCACAGCCATGATTTCCATGTTCTCATATGTGAAAGAGTAAATGTTTGTTTTCTAACATCTGAAAATTGTTGTGGTGGTTTGGCAAATCCTGGCCTACCATCGTGATACCTGAAGGAACCACTTGTCATCCAAATTTCGGAGTCTTTATAAGTTTCATTTATTGAATCAAAAACATTTGAGTTTGGTAGCCAATCGTCACCGTCAACTTCTATACAAATTTCATCATCAGGTATGTTTAATCCTCTTATAATTTGGTCGTAATTTCCAGGTTGAAACTTTTTTGTATTGTTTTCAACTAAAATAAATCTTTTGTCATTATAGATTGTCTTCTTTATTACTTCTCGGGTAAAATCAGTTGATAAATCATCTGTTATATAACATGTAAAATTTTTGTGTGTTTGTCCCATAATACTGAACAAACATCTTTCGATAAAAGTTTGACAATTGTATGTGGTTGTCAGTATAATCATGAAATAATTTTTATATATTCTTCTTTGATTTGTTTAGCCACGTTTGTAGTAAAATATTTTTCGATATCAGAAGGTGGGTCAAATTTTTCTTTTGAAGTTATCACACCCAAGGAATCTACCTTATAAATCCAACCTGGTTTACCCGACAACCAACCTTCAATAGTTGTTCTTCCAAGTTGTATCCCTGCTGTTTCTGAACAACCTTTCAAATACTTTTCAATATTCCAAGTTGCTGGAAAATATTTAACATTTGATTCTCTTTGTAATGCGTCTAAAAAGTTACCTTTGTTTTCTCCAACAATCCACAATTCTTTACCTATTTTTTGTGTGTATTCAATTAGGTCCATTAAAGTTTCTCTTCTGAGATAATCCAAAGTTCCAACAAATAGAACATAACCTGATTCATCTAACTCAGATTTTGTGAATTTTGACTCATCGATTGGATTATAAATTATTTCAATATCATTTTCTGAAATTTGAAATTTTGTAATAAGATAATCTTTTATCTCGGGTCTTATTGCAATATATTTTTTTATTGATGGATGTATCATCGGATTTTCTAATTCGATTATTTCCGAATGGATTGAACAAATTTTATCAATTTCGGGATAAAAATTTAAAATTCTTTCAGCAACAGGTTTGTGTTGGATGTGAATTATATCAAAGTTTACTTCCGAAACCCTATACATCATGTTCACTTGAGAAACTTTATATCCATTCCCGTCGTCGAACCCCCATTTACCATCTCCTAATTTGAAACCAGGGGCTTGTTCAAACGATAAACATTTGATTCCATTCTTCCTTGCTAAATCCGTAAGTGGTCCACCGATTTGTGACATTACAGTCACTTCACAATTCAATTTTTTAAGACCTCTGGCCAATTCATAAACATACAACTCAGAACCAGTGAAAGTTCTAAAATTTAAACAACTTAGAAGAACATTTATTTTATCTTTCTCTCTATCAAACAAAATTTTTTGAGGAAGATTTGAAGAATATTTTTGTATGAATAATTGCCGATTAGATTCCCATTTCTCATTTGTCATACCGATAGATTGATGAGTGATTCTAATGTTAGTGATTACCCCAACTTTAACTCCTTCTAAATAATTTTCAAAACAAAATGGAATATCGTAAAAATGAAACCCTTTGAAATCTTCATTAAAGTTTTTTCTTATTCTTTTTTTGTGAATTGCTATGAATAGTCCATCTACAACAACAACAGGTTTTATATCGTTACCAAATGGTTCTGAGTACTTAGATTCCCATTTTTTTGTTCCTTGTTGATGGTTTACTATTCCATACATTTTTCTTCTGTTTTGCCACCACTGTCCACTTTCAGGCATATGAGTTGTGCCCGCAACACCAAGAATACCGAAGTCTGAATTGTTAAAATGATTGATTAATTTAGGATACCATGCAGAAGTATCAAATGTTATATCGTCATGACAAAGAACTACAATATCCGTAGTTGCCTCTCTCAAAATTTCATTGTAGATTTCTGAGAGAGATTTTTCTCCATTGTTTACTTTCTCTATAACGAGATTTTTTTTAAAACCAGAGCTTTTGATAAAATATTCTTTGAGCTTTGGATTAGATTCTCTAGTTGAATATCCTATTGTAATCATTATTCTAATCTTTTTTTCTTAGATTCTTTAATTATTTCATGTATGGTCTTACTGGGTTCTTTTTTTGCTAATGATATACAATCTATAATAAATTCTGCAAGTACATTCTTTTTTTCTAATTTTTTTATTAGTCCGATAAGAGTGTCTAAGTTTTCATAGTATTTTCCCATACAAAAAGTTTTAAATACCAGTACTTCCGAATCCGTTATCACCACGGTCAGTTTCTTCAAAAGTGTCAACTTCCTCAATTTTTACGAAAAGACCATTTACCACAGGACAAAGTACGGCTTGGGCAACTTTCATATTTTTTTTAATTGTGAAAGATGAAGGATTGGTGTTAAAAATAGGAACTTTTATTTCCCCCGAATATCCTTGGTCTACGGTACCTGGTGAATTCAGAACCATGATTCCTTGATTGATAGCCAATCCACTTTTTGTTCTGATTTGGATTTCATATCCCTCAGAAAATTGGAAACTTAAACCTGTGGGAATTAAAGCTCTTCCTAAGGCAGGAATTACTATTTCCTCTGTGGAGTATAAGTCAAAACCAGAATCTGAAGGGTAATTGTATGATGGTAAAATTGCGTCAGAGTTTATCTTTTTAACCTTTAAAAGTTTTGTTTTTGATTCTTTTATAAATTCTTGACTCAGGTCATCAAATGACATCGAGACTAGAGAATCTAACTCGTCTTCGGATTGAGCGTCCATCGATTTAGAGTTTGCTTCTGATGTTAGTTTTTCTAATAACTGCAAAAGTTCAGAAAATTCTTTGTTATCCTCACTCATTTTAATTGATTTAATTTTTTTATAACGTTTATCAAAGATAAAACATCCGCTTCACAATAATTTTTTATACCGTCGTAATCTTTCTTTATCCAAAAGGCTTCATGAACTTTATTACCTGTAACCTCCATAGTTTTAGGTGAGGGTACTCCTAAACAAACACACATCAATTCTAATGATGCAATTGAGCCATACCCTCCGTATTGCCAAACTTCTTTGGTGTCAAGAGCTTTAATTTCCCATGGCTTAGTGTCGTGACCTGGTAGAATTTTCGGAGGTAAAATTCCATTTATTATCATCCTTTTAGCTAATACAGGAATGTCAAACCCTTTGACATTGTGTCCACATAAATGAAAACCGAGCTCTCCTACTTTATATAAAATTTTTTGAACTTCTAGTAATAATTTTTTTTCGTCAACATCATTATGTGATTCAATTTTTACTTCACCTTTTTTGTTTATAAATGCAACACTTACACAAACAATTCTATTAAATTCAGGCACAAGAGCAGCCCTATTGATAAACATTTCAGATATGGGTTTGTTTGCATCCTCAGGAAACCTTTTTTGAAACCAATCAAAGTAGTTTTCAAACTGAAAAGAGAGAGGTTCGTTATTTTTCTGAAGGGATTCCCAATCTTTTTCAACACCAACGGTTTCGATGTCTAAAAATAGTAATTTGTCAATAGGGGTGTTTATCATACAAGTGATTTATAAAATTCAGCTCTTTGTTTGGTAACAACTCTCAAGTCGTATTTATCTTTTACAGTCTCATAAAGTCTTTCACCTAAGTCTTTTACCCAATTGGGATTTTTTTGAAGTTTTTCAATATACTTAGCCCAATCTGAGTGATTTCTGTTTTCATCTACGAGAAGTGCATTACCATCCACAAAATTACCATTTTGAAGTGAATGTACCAAATCTATTGTGTAAGGTCCTAAATTAGAGGCAATTATTGCTTTTTTATAAAAACCCGCCTCGATTACCTTTAATTGAGATTTCATCCTATTAAACATAGTATTTTTAATAGGGGCCAAGGATACGTCAAACTTTGAGTAATTTTTTGCGTAAGACTGAACAGGTTTTGTCCAAACACGAACATATGATTCACTAGTCTCACTTGTATATTCTACTTGGGTGAAGTCTAATAAGTATTTTTTATATGTTTCTGAAACTATTGAATAATTCTGCGTGAAGATTTTTTCATAATTAGCCCAAACCGTTTCATGTGGTAAAATATTTCTTTTCTTGTGTTCACCATTTTGAGGGTTGATTTCTGTGATAGTACCTCTTGTGTCAAATCCACAAAGTACAAATTGTAGGTTTTTGGATATAGAGGTTAGTTTACTAAACGAACCATCCAATAATTGAATATCGTGTAAATGTGATGAGCCTCCAAGCCAACCAATTCTCAGTCTGTCTGATTCTGAAGTTTTTTCTTTGAATTGAGATTCATCGGGATTTATTGCATTTGGAAAAACAATTACGTTCTTGTTTATTTTTTTAATTTCATCTGCAAATAGGGAAGTTGTTGTTGTTACGTATTTTGCTTCTCTAAGATTTGCAACAATTTTTTCGTTTATCTTATTAAATCTGATTATGTCGTGTATTGGATGTTCTTTGCCTGGCATCCAATAATCATCGATATCATCAATTGTGATAACATCAGTAGACTGTAATTTTTTTAACATGTCATTTGATTTCTCAAAATCAGGATTCAAACTTCTGTGAAATGCAACAATTTGATATTTTTTGAAAAATTCAATGTCCTCAATAGGTACATCGTAGATTATATCTACATGAAAATCATCAGGATAAAGATTTTGTAAAAAAATGTGAGGGTCAACAGACCTAAATTTACCAACCCCTGTACGGTCGGAAGGAATAACAAGAACATTGATTTTTGACATAAAGTTTTAGTATATTCGAGAAATATAATACTTTAAGTCTAATAAGAAAAGTTGTTAAACTATTTTTTTAACTTTTGTAACTTTACCTTCAAAAACGTGTTTACCAACCTTAAAAGTAAATTGTTCGTTAGTTTTCTCTGTCGATTCAATCAATAAATTGTTTTTTCTCAAAGCCTTATTTACCGCTTCTTCAATCATTTCTTGAACCATACCGTAGTCTATTGAGGGTGATTGTGGCTTAGAAACCTTTTCTTTTGCACTTTCAGTAATATAGTTACTATCTTGTTTTCTCATCAATCTTGAAGCTTTCTCAACTAATTCATCAGAGATAGTCATTTGAGATTGTTGTGGTTGGGCTATTGGGTGTTCAATCATCAATCTTTTTATTTCGTCGGGTAGTTTTGAATTTTTGATTGCTTCCACGGTTGGAACACCTACGGGCTTTGTATTTTCCCGAGCAACCACATTTTGAGGTGTTTGATTTTCATGTAAAAATTCCTCGGGTATATTGTATTTTGCTGCAGGAACATCAAAATTTTGAACCATGTTCATAGGTAAATTATCAGAATGATTCCCTCTTTTCATATTATTAGTAGCATCCATTATAGCTTTGGATTTCATAAGTTTCTGCATCAATTGGTCCATAATTAAAAATTTGCAATAAATTTTATATCTGAGGCTCTTTTGTCTCCATTCGGATTGAAACCTGGCCTCATTTCATCAAAGGTTTCTCCTGTAGGGTTCCAAGATAAAATTTTGTCCAATCTAAATAATCTCCAACCCGGCAAAACTCCATCTCCCACCGCCACTTTATGAGATGCCCCTTCTCTTTCCCAAGCACATAAGTTTAAGTTACCACTGTCTTTGTGTACAAATAAACAAACGGGTTCAACTGACCTTAGTCCTGGTCCTCCAGGTACATCTCCATCATAATAGATAGAAATAACCTTTTTATCGTCAATAGCATTACCAATTTCTTCCATTGAAGCTATTTCCAATATTAAAGATTTAAAAATCTTACTAAGTTTCATATCTGAAAGTTCGGATATTGATTACTTGAATTGTATCTGTTTGTTTTTATTCCGTTTCTACGTTCAGCTATATCATCTATAGTTCCCGCAGCAGGGTTATAAACATCTAAAAATATACCTGTTCCCCTACCCAATCTGTCACCGTCTGCTAAGGCGTCTTGATTAGTCGCGGAATACGGATTACCAACACCGTTGTAATCATTTTTAGGAATAAGTTTTGCTCTTTCTAACTCAGCGATTGCTGTTAGCTGATTAGGAACATCTTGAGATAAATCAATAGGAAGGTCAGTTGCCATAAAATTAAATTTTCGAAATTAAATCGTTTATTTTTTTTAGACTTTCCGTCACGGCCACATCATATTTTTCTCTTGTGGACAAGTGTTTTTGAGAAGGTCTAACATTTGTGAAATCCTTTTTTTCATGAGGTTTTATAAATTGATTCTGCATTCCCGTTTCCATTTTGTTTTTCTTCACCGCTTCGGGATTTCTTCTCATAAAATCCAACTCATAATTTACCCAATTTTTCATAGGGAAACCACCGTTCAATACAAATGAAGGTTCTTTGTCTGAACCCTTGAAATTGTCAAAAAAATTTTTGATTCTTTTGAGTTGTTTGTAAGTGATATAATTTTTATTCTGAAGTTCTTTGTTTCTTTTATATCCTTCGTCATTTTCATTAAAATCCTTCACCTTGTAGAAACAAATTTTCAAATGTTTCCTCAGGTGTTCTGGAAATTCAATTTCTTTATCGTATAAATTTTTATTCACTTTTTAAAAGTTTTACTAAAGAGGAAATTGATATTCCTTCTCTCTCCGCTTGTCTTTTTAAAGATTTAAGATTTTTTTTCAAAATTTTTGAAACGGTAATTTCTTTTTTGTTTACATCAGAACTAACAGAATCTTTTGATTTCATCAAAATGTCTTCCAACATTTTGAAAACCTTTTGTTTTCTCAATTCCTCGATTCTCTGTTTTTCGACTAACCTGATTCTCATTTTACTACCAGGTTTTTTACCTTTATTTATTTTGACTGTTTTACCGAATTCATTTGCTCTCTCTTTTGCGTTATCAACACCCATGTCCTTCAAAATTTTAATTGTATCTTCTGGTGTTTTGCCTGAAGTTTCTTCATATCCAAAAGCTTTAGATAAATCTACTTCGTCTACTTCAACAGATTCCCCATAATAAGTTCTATAACCACGAGCAATTGGGTCGTTTGTGATTCTTGAGGCGGCAACAGTTTGGTCCATAGTCTTTTTTGGATGTAATGCTGGGTCCAATATTGGAATTTTGGAAAGAGACATCACACCATCAGAATCTACCAATTCTTCAATTTCTTTTTTTACATCAGAGGTTTTTTTTGGAGATTTTTTTTTGGTCACTTTATTTATGTATCTTTTTACGGCTTCAACTTTGTCTTTAGGTACCTTGACCATAACATCATTATTTTTTGCTTCGGAAATAGTATTTTCTACCGCAATATATAATGAATAATCTTTTCCCTTGTTTTTCAAGAAAAAATAATAAGGGGATGAATAATATTCCAAACCTTCTGTAATCATCTTTTGAGTTTTATTCTATAAATACTCGTTGGTAATGTATTTATCATTAGTTTATGTCTTATCAGAATATTAATCAATACAATTTCCAAAAATGGAGACTAATCCCCTTTAATGAGGTTACAGATTTATGTCTTGCTAGCGATGAAAAAGATTACGACCAAGAAGTGGTTTTTTCTCCATTACTGATAGGGGAGGATGATGGTAATAGAATGCCTTTCAAATTTGATTTTGATTCAACAGGTACAACAATATGTCAAAATAATGATTGTCATTTTAGTAGTGATACAATTGTTTCACAAAATTATTGGAATCCATCTGATATTGACCCGAATTTATGTCCTTCAGCATCTACTCTTTGTGATGTTGGTCTTACGGGAATTGATAATGGGTTAGTAGAGAAAATGTCAGGAGAAACGATTGAAATTACAACTGGGTTATACACAAATATTTCTGATAAGTTCAGTAGGTACAAGTATGATAGAAGGATGAAACTACATCCAATAACGGGTTTTACAACAACTCAGAATAGATTATGGAACGATGACTCATATACATATCAGTTGGAATATGCCTATGAAAACGCATCTGTAGGTTATGTTGCAGATTTATTCGGTGGATTTTTTCAAGGGTTTTATAAAATACCCGGTTATGATTATCAGGTATTTCCTGAAAGGGTTAGTTTAGGATGGACTGCCGAATTTATGTTAAAACATAGATGGTGGGGGGACACCTACGTTGGATTGAATAAAAGATATCCTGAAAACAAGGGTACATTTTTTTATATGGGGGCAAGAGCCGAAAACAAATTTTATCACTATGCAGACGGCTCACCAAAACAAGATACAGGTTACACAAGGGTTACTTCAGGATTGACATGTATGCATACTTGTGAGTGTTTGAACACTGGTATTACTGCCGAGCATTCGTGTATTCCTGTTTATCAACCATCGGGTGTAACATCTTATACCTGTTTGTGTGGTTGTGGTCAACCGACAGCAGAAGCATCTGTACCTGAATTGGACCCGTTATATGATGGAATTTCTAATGCTCTATCAGTCAGACTATCTGGAGATAGCGGTAATCCAAGAATATGTGTGAAAACTTATACAATCACAGGTGCTTGCGAATTTACGGGCGTCTGTACCTCGGCACAAACTTATGTTACGGGAACCTCGGTAAACGAATGGTGTTCGACAAGGGGTATTTTTCATGATTGCGACAATACAAATTATATACTTCAGGAAAATTGGGTTCAAGTTGACGTTGTTTTTAGAAGACGAGAATATTTTGAGGGATGTGATTTGTTGGATTTGGGAGGATTGGGATTATTGGTTTCGGAACAATACACCGCAACAACTGCCAACAATAGCTTGAGTTTGATAGAACCACCTCTTACACATAGAGAAGTTTATGACCCAGCAACAACTGAAATTGTAAAATTCAAAGATTCTTGGATGGAAGAGAAAAATTTCAGAATCGGTGACTTGGAAATTTATATAAATGGTAGATTGTTTATGGTCATTTTGGATTTTGAAGAAATAATTCCGAGACTTTTAAATACACCAAGAGAGAAACAAATTGGTGTTGGTTATAATATTTCTATTGGGGGAGGAACTCAAGGGTTACATGACAATTTAACTTTCTCGGGTGGGTGTCCGCCAACAATTGATGATATCGTTTATCAACAAGACCCTGAATGTTTGACCACTGAAGATTTGAATAATACAATTTATTCGGGACTTACAACAAACATTAGACTAGAGGAATTATTTGCTGGTAGTTTTATAGGTAATATAAGTGCCTTTAGAATGTATACTGAACCATTGAATGCTGCGCAGGTTGCACACAATTTCAGGGTTTTGAAAAATAGATATAATTTATTAGACCCAAATTGTCCGAATTGTATAGTTCCACCGCCGTCTCAAACGCCTACACCACCTGTAACTCCTACAAATACACCTACTCCACCTGTAACTCCTACAAATACACCTACTCCATCAATTACACCACAAGTAGTTTATTCAGATAATTTATGGACAGATTCTGTTTGGAATAATGCTTGTTCGATGGCGGGATATGGACCCGCTAATGTACAAATATATTCATTTGTACCATGGACAGAATTACAACCAGGGGATTTTGTTTATGGTAACTTACTTTGTAGCATACCCCCAATAGGTTCAGAAAGTATTATAACTGATGGTGGTAAATTTATTCAAATAGACCCTGGTACTGGTTTGATTGTAAACATAGGATTATGTCCATAATTCCAAATTTATTTTGGAAATAAAGTATTTATAAATAAAAAAATATGGCCTGTAGTAAACTATCTCTAACTAACACCGGTAGTACAGTTGTTTCTTTCAACTATCAAGAATGCAGTAATTCAGAATGGGAATATCAAGTTCAGTTGAATCCCAACGAAACAAAAAATATTTGGTGTGTGACAAGTACATTTTCTTATGCTGCGGGTTTCAATATTATTATTTCCGAAACAACATTCCCTCCAACACCAACACCAAGTAATACACCCGAACCCACTCCTACACCAACACCAACACCAACACCAACACCATCGTCAGCCCCTTAAATAAAAAAAATGAATTGTGTTAAATATAGTATAAAAAATAGTGGTACTACCGTAGTCACTTTCAGTTATCAAAGATGTGATAATTCCGAATTCGAATCACAGGTCAAACTTGCTCCAAATCAAAATAAAACAATTTGGGCAATAAAAGATACTTTGAATATCCCAAATTTTTTTTCCAACACAACATCAGTTGAGGAGGTTTTAGAGACTATACCAGAGTGTGTTACCTTAGTCAATATTTTTGGTGTGGGAACTTTCTATTACAATCCCTCAACAAATATTAGGGGTCCTCAAATGGTTATACCAAATGATATTACACAATCGTTAGATGTTGCACATTCACAAGAAAAACTTTGGAAATTATATAACCCTGCACCTTTTACTTATGTTATTAGAGAATGGAGTCTGTTAGGTGACCCACCTTACCAAGTCTCTTCAACTTACAGGGATTTGACTTTTCCGAATAATATTGTTATCACTGCTCCTGCTAGCCCTGGTCTTTGTCAAGCACCGAATGGTGATTTGGTATTCATTGATTTTGAAAGGAACGTTTGGGAGCTTACAATACCAACAGCACCGTCTACACTCATGACAGGAACGTTGAAATATCAACTACCCCCGGGTTATTTTGTGGGTGGTGATTTTTTGGTCACCGTAAATAGTAAATTATTGGTTGCTTCAGATAAAGAAATAGGAGGAGTTCCATATATTGTATTATATCAATTCGATTATAATACAGGTAATTTTGAATTTGAAAGTAAAACTGTTGCGATAGATAACCTTACTGGTACGGGAGGTATTGCAATATTCAACAACGAAATATACATTTATGGTGTTTATGTTTATAAAATGGATAAGACATCACCGTATGGTGGTGTGAGGATATCGAATTTAGGTGCGCAGGGAGCATCATCGACTATAAAATGTAATACCGCATTTATGATTGGTTCAGAGACTCCCACACCTACTCCAACACCGACAACAACACCAACTGTTACGCCAACAACTTTTACGGGAGTTACACCCACCGCAACTTCAACAGTGCCTGTAACTCCAACTCCAACACCTACTTCACAACTATGTTATTCATATGCTTCATTCGATATTGACTGTAATAATTCTGTAATTGAGTATATCGATTGTTGTGGAAACTGTGATTATTCAGGACCTTATACTATAGGAACAGGTTATACGTTGACAGGTGTTTGTATTCAAAATGAATCTATAACAGGACAACACGTTTCTAATATTGTGTATAGTGGGTCATGTATTTGTGATATAACACCTACACCTACTCCTACAGTAACAAATACGGCTACACCTGGTGTAACACCTTCTTGTACTCCAACAGAGTCTGAAACACCTACTCCTACTCCAACCGCTACAGAAACTCAAGCAGCTGAAACACCTACTCCTACTCCAACCGCTACAGAAACTCAAGCAGCTGAAACACCTACTCCTACTCCAACTAATACAGAAACTCAGGTTGCTGAGACACCTACTCCTACTCCAACCGCTACAGAAACTCAAGCAGCTGAAACACCTACTCCTACACCAACCGCTACAGAAACTCAAGCAGCTGAAACACCTACTCCTACTCCAACCGCTACAGAAACTCAAGCAGCTGAGACACCTACACCAACTCCTACTGTGACAAAAACTTGCACACCAACTTTAACTGAGACACCTACACCTACTCCAACTAATACAGAAACTCAGGTTGCTGAGACACCTACACCAACTCCTACTGTGACAAAAACTTGCACACCAACTTTAACTGAGACACCAACTTGTACACCGACATTCACACCAACCTCTACAAAAACATGTTGTGAAATTAATATTCTAACAAACTCATCTCTTGACGTTAGCATAGAGGGCGTCACAATAAATGGAAGTTCGGCTACTTATGTTTCGGGTCAACCGTTACCTAACACACCAGGTAATGGAACATTCTTGTGTTCGACTACTGTTGGTACCGTAGACGTTAGAGTTTCTGTATTCAACTCTGTTGCCGCACAAAAAATAACACTAACAGACAGTTTTGGTAACGTTTATTGTTCAAATATAACAGGTACAGGTCCTTCAAATTATGATTTCAATGGTATAACATTCAATTGTGAAACGGCTCTGACTATCTTGGCGGAGGATGGTTCATGTACTCCACTACCTGAGACTTCCACTCCTACACCGACTGAAACACCAACACCAACACCTACAGCAACAAGCAGTGAAACTCCCACAAATACACCAACTCCTACAGCAACGGAAACCCAAGCCGCTGAAACACCTACACCAACACCAACTCCTACGGCTACAGATTTAAGTACTATAACTACATATACAATTTCAGGATGTACTAATCTAAATGTTTTAGTTGTCGATTTAGGACCAGGATTAATAGTTCCTGGAGATGTAAACTATTACACATTCACAGGAGCAACACCAAGTGGATGTTATTCAGTCATTGGTAAGATAAATGCTCCGATAGACGACGCGTTTACCGCATCATTTGGATATGGTGGATGTAATGATTGTGAGATTTCTAATATAACTCCAACCCCAACTAATACACCAAGTGAAACTCCAACTAATACACCTACTGAAACAGCAACTAACACACCAACTGAAACTTTAACATCTACTCCTACACCAACAAATACCGAAACATCAACCTCTACACCTACACCAACAAACACATCAACACAAACTCCAACTCCATCACCAATTTTAAACTGTGAAACATTTACTTTCATAGGTAACAATGCTACAACAACAAGTAATAGTGCGATAAATGATGGAACATCAGGATGGGATTCATCGGCATATTCTTTAGAGACATTTACTGGTCCTGTTTCCGTAACCTTCCAAACTTCTGCGAATGGTAATATTTTAATGGGTGGATTCTCTTACAACCCAACCGCTACCCCTGGCAGCACATATGAGGATACGTCATATGGTATTTACCTGTATAATAGTGACCAAATTGAAATATATGAAAACGGTGGTCAAGTTGCCGTTTTAAATGTCGGTACTGTTGTTTCATCATCTGATGTGTGGAAAGTGGATTATGATGGAATAAGTGTAAAGTATTATTATAATTCAACTTTAATTTACACATCAACCAACGCTGTAACACAACCATTACATGTATTCTTCCCTCTTTTCACTCCTAATGAAGGGGCTGTTGATATTTGTGTTATAGGAACATTATCACCAACACCTACCCCTACACCAACTTTAACTCAAACACCAACTACAACAATAACTGAAACCCCAAGTGAAACACCTAGTGAAACACCAACGAACACACCAACACCAACTACAACTGACTTAAGTTCGGTTACTACATACACAATTTCGGGATGTACCACTTTGAACGTATTAGTTGCTGATTTAGGACCATCGACATTAGCATCTGGTGACGTATTCAATTTCACATTCACAGGAGGAACACCAAGTGGATGTTATAGAATTGTTGAGAAGACCGTGGCAACTCCAACAGACGGTGCAACACCACTTCTTTTCTATGTTAACTGTGCAGCATGTGAGGCAACTTTAGTAACACCTACACCAACAACTACAAGTACGCCAACACCAAGTGTAACTAATACTGGAACACCATCAGTTACTCCAACATTAACGCCAACACCAAGTGTTACACCTGAACCAGTAACAGGATATTCATTTAATTTAATTGTATTACCATACAATTTTCCAACAACGGGTAATACAATTATGAATAGTGCTCCTTCAATCACTTCAGGAAGTACAAATCCAAATGAATTGACAACAAGTGGTAGAGGAATATATTGGAACTCAATTGACACTGATGGAATTGATAGAACAAATTATTTCTCACAATTTACAGGTCAAAGTATTACAATTACAATGACTCAAACAGGAAGTACCGCGATTTACTCTGGTGATACAAACGCATTCAAATATTGGTCAGCTAATACAGGAACACCTCCAGGTGTTGCGGGCGATGGATTTGTGTTCGGTACAGGAATCAGTGTTCCGCCAATTACAGGGAACACAGGTAACGCTGTTTTGATTCAATCAGCATCAACTAGTTGGAACACAGGGCAGACTGTTTACATAAGTGCAGTTCTGAACGTTTAAAATATTCATTTGGAACTATGACAAAAATTAAAATTTCGGATTATATAAATAAAAAAAATGAATTGTTTTAAATACACCCTGAAAAATACAGGAGATACTCTTGTCACTTTTAATTATCAGAAATGTGTTACCGCAGAGTGGGAATATCAGGTGAAAGTTTTACCTAATGAAACCAAAAGAGTCTGGGCTATCTCGGACACTTTTGCGATTCCATCATTTTTTTTACAGAATGTAGATATACAAACAGAAAACTTTTTTAGAGGGGCGGAAAATTGCACAACCTGTAATACCATAAATACACCCTGTAACGGTCAGGTTGTTGTTAGTAACGGTATATCAATAACAGGTCTTTCACAAAATGCAAACTGTGCAACAAATACTTTCACATACGGTCCAAACAACTACCCATGTCAGGGAGTTCCAATCACAATTGGGCCTGGACCTGGTGGCGTGAGTTCTTTTGCTTCGGGTTCAACAATAGTTTTTATTTTTAGTCAACCACTAAACTCTCTGATGTTTAATTCAGGTGTGTGGAATGGTGATGCTTCAAACGGAGACAGATTATATATAACAACGAACGCGGGAACTCCAAATATTGCTCAATGTGCGGGTTGTCCTATGCAGATTGGTAATGGAGTAATAACTGCTGTCAATACTGATGGGTTAGCCAGATTTATTGTTGAAACAACCACACCTTTTACCCAAATAACATTTTCTCAGGGACCAAGCATTCAATATCAAGGTGTTAGAATTAGTTTATGTGCATTGAGTGCGGCGCCACCACCTACGCCATCACCAACCCCGACAACTACAATCACACCGACAAAAACCCCTACCAATACCCCTACACCAACTGTCACTCCAACAACCACGCTTACGCCAAGTCCTACTAGTACTAACACACCAACACCTTCAATAACCGCTACAAATACAGTGACACCTACACCAACATCAACAATACCAGCAACACCAAGTGTGACTCCGACTAATACAGAAACTCCAACCGTCACACCGACTAATACCGTAACACCAAGTGTAACTCCAACTAACACTGAAACACCAACTTCAACACCCACACCTTCTCTAACATCAGGACTTCCAAGTTGTAGTGGATATACTTTAAGTGCCGGTGTTGGTGGAGGTTCAATAGAATGGATTGGTTGTGATGGTAATCCTTATTCTCATTTCATTCCTGACGCATCATCTTATTCTATCTGTACAGACGGGACTGAGTATGTTGTGACTGGAGGATTGATAAATCAAGATTCGGGACCATATAGTTGTACGTAGAAAAAATTTATTTAAATAAAATATCAACCCTCCACTTTCACGGGAGGTTTTTTATTTTTATACCAAATATAATTTATGAGTAAAATTTTTATACAAATTGCATCTTACAGAGACCCACAACTTGTTCATACAATAAAAGATATGTTATCCAATGCAAAAAAACCTGAAAATTTAGTTTTAGGAATTGCTAGACAATATTCAGAAACTGATGGTTTCGATAATTTAGACGAATGGAGAAATGATGAGAGGTTTAGAATTTTAGACATTCCATATCAAGAAGCTAAAGGGGTTTGTTGGGCAAGACATTTAGTACAACAATTGTATAAAAATGAAAAATACACATTGCAGATTGATTCTCACATGAGGTTTGTAAAAGATTGGGATGATATCCTAATCAAAATGATAAAGGGTCTACAAAAGGATGGGTATAAAAAACCTCTACTTACGGGTTATGTACCCTCCTTTGACCCTGATAATGACCCACAAGGAAGAGCTCAAGATGCTTGGAGAATGGCGTTTGATAGATTTATTCCTGAGGGTGCAGTATTCTTTCTACCTGAAACAATTCCCGGTTGGAGAGAAATGAAAAAGCCAGTTCCTGCAAGATTTTATTCTGCACATTTTTGTTTTACATTAGGTTCTTTCGCAAAAGAGGTACAACACAATCCTGAATATTATTTTCACGGTGAAGAAATATCAATTGCCGCCAGAGCTTATACTTGGGGTTATGATTTATTTCACCCACATATTCCTGTAATCTATCACGAGTATACTCGTAAAGGTAGGACTAAACAATGGGATGATGATAAAACATGGGGAGATAAAAATAGACATTCACATCTTACCAATAGAAAGTTATTTGGTATGGATGGTGAAAAACAAGAGGGGCACGATGGTCCATATGGTTTTGGACCCATAAGAACACTAAGAGAGTATGAAAAATATTCAGGTCTTTTATTTGAAAAAAGAGCTGTAGACAGATGGTGTTTAGATAAAAACTATCCTCCAAGTCCTAATATTGAATCGGAAGAAGATTGGAAAAAATCCTTTTGTACTGTCTATAAACATTGTATTGATGTTGGTTATTCTTCAGTTCCTGAAAAGGACTATGATTTTTGGGTGGTTGCGTTTCATGGACCTAATGACGAAACTTTGTATAGAAAAGATGCCGACAAGTCTGAAATTTCTAGACTTATGAATGACCCTGACAAATATTGTAAAATTTGGAGAGAGTTCCAAACTGATGTATTACCTAAATATTGGGTTGTTTGGCCACATTCAGAATCAAAAGGTTGGTGTGACAGACTAACAGGACAATTATCTCATAATCATGTAAGCTAATGAAGTTTCAAGAGTTACCTAAGTTTGTAATAAACTTGGAATCAAGGCCTGATAGATTATTAGATATAAAGTCTGAGTTAGAATATGTCGGTTGGGATTTCGAGTTATTTAATGCAATAAACAGAAATAGTTACATGGGATGTACATTATCTCATTTAGAAATTTTGAGAATATCTGAGAAGAGAGGGTATGAAAAGGTTATGATTATTGAGGATGATTGTCAATTCATGCCATATTGTAAATCATTACTTCAGGACATTGAGTCACAAATATCGGACATTGAATTCGGTGTTATGAATTTAGCACCGACACTCAATAGACCCGTGAATATTAGCTCGAAATATAATTTGCTGTTGGATATAACTAATCTCCCTCCAAAACCAAATGATAGATTGACAGAAATATTTGCAACGAATATTTTGATTTATGATTTAAAAGTTTTAGATGCCGTGAGGTCAATAAAAGATTATGCTTTCCATAGTGGTGATTATGTTCTTCCAATAGACGAACACTTAGTCAAAAATGTGTATCCCAAATTTCAATCATATACTCCAATTTTACCAATAGCACCACAAAAAAATTCATATTCGGATGTTTCACATGGGATGTATAATAATTTTTATACTCAAACATATAATTGGAATCTATATTCCCCTGTGAAAATACACCATAAATTCATGAATCAAGAAATAAATAATAAATTCAAAGAAGAAAAAAAACATTTTCACTATAATGAAAATTAAATTTATAACAGCAATCTATAGTGATTTGAATGGTACTGAATTAGGCGGTAGACCTGCCCGAGGAACTCATTATAGGTATAGTCTTCTATCTCTTTTGAAAATGACAAACTCAGATTTTTTATGTTATACATCTGAAAGAGAATTGGAATCATTGAAAAATTTTTTCTACGAGGAAAACAAAATATCAGAAGAAAAGTTAAAGTTTCAGGTTTTTGATTTGAACAATTGTAAGTTCAAAGATTTAATAAATCTTAGAAAAAACGTTGAAGAAATTAAAAGGGGTGATAGGTGTATTGAAATTCAATATTCAAAGTTTTCTTGGTGGTGGAACGAAGATAGGTCGTATGATTATTACTACTGGATTGATGCAGGACTTTCACATTGCGGTCTCATACCTTTGAAATATTTGAATTTTCCACATGGTATGAGAAGATTTTATGAAAGTACCCTGTTCAATAATTCATTCTCAGATAATTTAATTATAGACTCAAGTGATAAATTTTTAATTCTGGGGAAAGAGAATGAAAGAAATTACTGGTCAGGTACTGTTGACCAAAAATGGTACACAAACTACATAAGACAAATTCACATTATTGGTGGGTTGTTTGGAGGACATAAAGATAAGTGGGATAACATGGTTAGTATTTTTGAAGATTATGTTGTAAAAATTTTGTCAGACGATTCTTGTAAATTTTTGCCACATGAAGAACAAATAATGACATTGATGTTTTACAATCACAACGATTTATTTGTGAGGAAACACTTTGATATTTGGTGGTGTAGGGATAATGCACCTCAAGGTACGAGTGAAGAATTATTTTTGAAAAACAAAAGTTTTTATAAAATTTTAGAAGAGTTTAATAGAATATATGAATAATATTACTTTAGTAACAGGTATTTGGGATATAGGCAGGTCTGAATTAAATGGAGGTTGGAAAAGACCTTATGAACACTATTTAGAAAAATTTGATTCCCTTCTGAATGTTTCTGAAAACTTGATTATTTTTGGAGACGAAAGTCTTGAAGAGTTCGTTTTCAAAAAAAGAACTAAAGAAAATACACAATTTATCAGAAGACCGCTATCTTGGTTTAGAGAAAATGAGTTTTTTGAAAAAATCCAATTGATAAGAAACAATGAAAATTGGAAAAATCTTGCAGGTTGGCTCAGAGATTCAACTCAATCAAAATTGGAAAACTATAACCCTTTGGTTATGTCAAAAGTTTTTCTACTTCATGACGCGAAAATTATGGACCAATTTAACTCTGAGTATATGTTTTGGATTGATGGAGGTATAACAAACACAGTACACCCAGGATATTTTACACACGACAAAGTCCTAAATAATCTTTCTAAATATATTTCGAAATTTTCTTTTATTTGTTTTCCATATGAGGCGGATAATGAAATTCACGGTTTTGAATATTCAAAACTAAATGAGATTGCAGGTGATAAAGTGGACAAAGTTGCAAGAGGTGGTTTTTTCGGAGGTCCAAAATATACAATAGGTGAAATAAATTCTATTTATTATGGTTTATTGAAATCTACCTTGGACATGGGTTTGATGGGAACAGAAGAATCTATTTTCAGTATTATGTGTTACAAACACTCAGATTTGATAAATTATTTTGAAATAGAAGGTAATGGTCTCATAGGTAAATTTTTTGAGGATTTAAAAAATAATGAATTACAAGTAAAATCTGAAAGTGGTTTTGTTTCTCAAGAATCCTTAGATACAAACAAGGTAGGTTTGTATGTCATTTCATTCAATAGTCCGGAACAATTTGAAACCCTAATACAATCAATGAATTCTTATGATAAAGATTTTTTATTGAAAACAAAAAAATTTCTTTTGAATAATTCGACTGATAGGACAACAGATTCAACTTATAGTCAATTATGTGACGAGTATGATTTTGAAGAAATAAAAAAGGACAACTTAGGAATTTGTGGTGGGAGACAATGGATTGCAGAACACTTTGATAAAGAAACCGAATTAGATTACTATCTTTTTTTTGAAGATGATATGTTTTTCTATCCAAATCAAGAAGTTTGTAAAAATGGTTTCAATAGGTTCACAGATAATCTATATTCTAAATCTTTAGAAATTGTTAAAAAAGAAAATTTCGATTTTTTAAAATTAAATTTTTCAGAATTTTTCGGTGATAATAGTACTCAATGGTCTTGGTATAATGTACCTCAAGATGTGAGATTAAAATTTTGGCCTGAAAAACCTCGTCTTCCAAATATGGGATTAGACCCAAATGCACCCAAAACAAAATTCACCAAAATTGATTCACATAAGGGTATACCATATGCGACAGGTGAAATATACTATTGTAATTGGCCCCAAATAGTTTCAAGACCGGGTAATAAAAAAATGTTTTTGGAAACAACTTGGGCACACCCATTTGAACAAACATGGATGAGTTATATGTATCAACAGACTGTTACAGGTAAACTCAAACCCGGCTTGCTTCTTATGACACCAACCGAACATAATAGGTTCGACCACTACGATAGAAAGTTACGTAAAGAGTCATAACAGTATATTTATTGTTATGGAATTTTTCATCAAAAAAAATGCCACTTTACCACTTCTCAAAATGCAAGTTGTAAAAGATGGCAGAGCAGGATATTTGGAGCTAATGGAGGCTTTACCAATCTCAACAATTTATTTTACCATGATAAACGTCGAGACTGGTATACCCAAAGTTGTCTCTGCTCCTTGTTACATAACTTCCATTACTCTCCCTTTGGGTGCTACACCAGAATACTATGTTTATTTTAGATTCACTTCACGAGATACAAATACAGTAGGTAGATTTCAAGGTCAATTTCTTATCAAGAATGATGAGGGAAATTTAATATTACCAATCAGAGAGGAATTATATATAAACGTACAAGATAGTTTCATTTCCGAGACAGGATGTTGTTAAATACATTTTCGATATGAGTTGTAAAAAAATTAAAATATCGAATACAGGTGACAATATAATTACGTTCAATTATCAAAAATGTTTTACCTCTGAGTGGGAATATCAAGTACCTTTGAACCCAAACCAATCAAAATCTTTTTGGGTTTTAGATGAAACACTTTCTTACTCTAATTTTTTTGAAAATTCTATTTTTATCGAAACAATTTTTTCAACATTACCTGATTGTGTTTTAATTACATTGAATAATTTTGGACAGACTTACTATTATAATCCATTGTTGGATATAAGTGTAAACTTTCAAGTCCCAAATAGTGGTGGTGGTTTAAATCCATGGCAAGTCGCTCATACAAATGATAATTTATGGTTATTATATCCCGCGCCATTTGGTTTTAGATATACTATTAGGGAATGGAATATTTCTGGACAGCCACCATATACAATTTCTCCGAATTACAGGTTGTTGGATTTTCCTTCAAATGTTCCAATTTTAAATAATTCTTGGGGTTTAAGTGTTGCCGGCCCAAACAAATTAGTTTTCGTGGATTATGATTGGAATGTATGGGAATTATCAATCCCGGCACCACCCCAAACCCAGATGAGTGGGACTATAAAATTTACACTTCCACAGAATTCAAATTGGACTTTTATGATAACAAGTGATGGTAAATTTCTAAATGGTTGGTTCCAAGAGATTTCTGGAGTCTATTATATAGGAATAGACCAGTACGATTACAATACAGGTAATTTTGAATTTAGAAGTCAAATTCAATCAGTTTCAAATAGTTCGTTTAATAATCCATTAGGGATTGCACAGTTTGAAGGAAAAACATACCTTTTTACCCTTTTGGGAATTTATAAATTTGAAATGAATTCTCCTTTTGGTGGTTCATTTGTTCATAATACTCAATTTGTGGGTGCGTCCTCCTTAGTCTCTTGTTCTTTTTCTTCATATCCATCCGTGACACCAACTCCAACCATTACACCAACCCAAACTAACACACCTACGCCAACACCTACAATTACACCATCTAATACTCCGGCATCCGCACCATATAATATTTCCTCAGGTGATTCCGTATTACCTTTATGTGACCCAAAAACACTTACTCAAACAATATATTCATCAGAGCTCGGTTGGTTCGATGTGATAGTAGGTGTTACTATTTTTTATACAGATAGTAGTTTAACTACTCCATTTGATGGTGGAAACCTTTGGTATACTAATAGTACAGATTCTTTGACGGGGTATTACCGTGTTGATAATTCAGGTCTTGTAATTGAATATGAAGGTCCATGTTAAAGTTTGATTGTGTTCTTTTTTTTCCTATATTTATGGCTGAATGAGTAAGGTAAACTTCACAATATTGTGAAAGCCAATAAACCACTCGTAAGTTATATGATTAGTAATCAAGAGATTGAATCATTCCTACAAGGAAATGACCCCGAAGAATTTATCGTCGCCATTGAGTTTGATTATGTTTCAAACTCTATTTTCAAAATTAAAGAGATACCTAATAAAGGTAAAGAAATTAGAAAGGACACATTTATTCCCTTTGCTTGGGTCGGTGATTTACGTGGACTAAAGTTTTACAACGATTCCAAAATAGCACAGAAAGAAGCTATGTCAAAATATGGAATTGTTATTGAAAAGTTAGAAACCAAGGATAACGAACGATTACAAAATGGTCTGACATTCATGGTCAAATCCTTGAAAGGATATAGAGAGTTGATTCAATTTTTCCGTGATGGTGGTTGTGACCCGTGGGGTGAAAAAACAAAAGATAAAATTTTAGTTTTACCTCCCGTAGAACAATATCTAATTTCCAAAGAGAAAAGATTATTCAAAGGGTTCCTCGATTACGATGACGTAACAAGGTTAGTTTTTGACTTGGAAACAAATGCGTTGGACCCAAAACAAGGTAGAATTTTTATGATTGGTATCAAAACCAATAAAGGATATCACCGAGTTATAGAATGTTTAGAAGAAAAAGATGAAAAAAACGCTATCTTAGAATTCTTCAAAGTCATAGATGAAATTAAACCAAGTATCATCGGTGGTTATAATTCCGCGAACTTCGATTGGGATTGGATATTTCAAAGAAGTCAGATTTTGGGAATTGATTTGAGAAAGTCAATAAAATCCTTACACCCCCAACATTCTTACACAAGAAAAGAATCCATTCTCAAACTAGCCAACGAAGTTGAGGATTATTTACAAACATCAATATGGGGTTATAACGTAATTGACATTATTCATGCTGTTAGGAGAGCTCAAGCAATCAATTCTAATATCAAGGCCGCAGGTCTTAAATACATTACTAAATTTATCGGTAAAGAGTCTGCGGACCGTGTTTATATTGAACACACTGATATTGGAAAAATGTATGAGAAAAAAGAAGAATATTGGTTGAATACACAAAATGGAAAGTATAAAAAATCAGGCTTAGATACTGAAATAGATAATGCTTGTTCCAAAAGACCTGACATTTATATAAAAACAACCGGAGATAACCTTGTTGAAAGATACCTCGATGATGACCTTGAGGAAACTTTGGCGGTTGATAAAGAATTCAACCAAGCTTCATTCCTACTGGCGTCAATGATTCCCACAACTTATGAGAGAGTTGCCACTATGGGTACCGCTACTCTTTGGAAAATGTTGATGTTGGCTTGGTCATATAAACACAAGTTAGCCATTCCAGAAAAACAATCTAAAACAGACTTCGTAGGAGGTCTTTCCCGACTACTTAAGGTAGGATATAGTAAGAATGTATTGAAGTTAGACTTCTCCTCTCTATACCCTTCTATTCAGCTTGTACACGATGTTTTTCCCGATTGTGATGTCACAGGTGCAATGAAAGGAATGTTAAAATATTTTCGAGACACCCGTATCCGTTATAAACAACTTGCCGAAGAATTTGAGAAGACTGACCCACAAAAATCAGCATCCTATTCGAATAAACAATTACCAATTAAAATCTTCATCAATTCAATGTTCGGGGCTCTATCCGCACCTCAGGTTTTTGCTTGGGGTGATATGTACATGGGTGAACAGATTACTTGTACAGGTCGTCAGTATCTACGGCAGATGATTAAATTTTTTATGTCTCGGGGTTATACTCCATTAGTTATGGATACTGATGGTGTGAACTTCTCTAGTCCTGATGATGTAGATAAACATAGGTACATAGGTCGAGGTTTGAATTGGAAGGTAAAAGTTGGTAAAGAATATACAGGACCCGAAGCAGACGTTGCGGAGTATAATGATATTTTCATGAGGGGTGAAATGGCTTTAGATACCGATGGTGTTTGGCCTTCGTGTATCAATTTGGCAAGGAAGAACTATGCTGTGATGGATGCCAAGGGTAAAATAAAACTTACGGGTAATTCCATCAAATCAAAAAAACTCCCTCTTTATATTGAAACTTTCTTGGACAAAGGAATCAAACTTTTGTTAGAAGGTAAGGGTAAAGATTTCATTGAATATTATTATGAATATCTTCAAATAATTTTCGACCAAAAAATTCCATTGTCTCAAATCGCTCAGAGAGCAAAAGTGAAGTTGACCTTAGATGAGTATAGAAAAAGATTGACACAAAAGACCAAAGCTGGTAATAGTATGTCAAGAATGGCCCACATGGAGTTAGCAATACAAGAAGGTTTAAACGTGAATCTTGGTGACGTTATAATGTATGTAAACAACGGAAAAAAGGCATCTCAAGGAGATGTACAAAAAATGACTGCAAAACAAATCAAAGATTTGAATGAATACAATCGTGTACAAAATCCAAATTTAAAACCCATAGAAGATGGTGTGATTGTTAACTGTTATATGTTGAAGGGTGATATTTTGGACAATAATCCAAACCTGACAGGTGAGTACAACGTTCCAAGAGCAATTGTTACTTTTAACAAAAGAATCGAACCTTTGTTAGTAGTCTTCCAACAAGAAGTACGTGATAATTTGCTAGTGACTGACCCAGAACAGAGAGGTATATTCACAACCGCTCAATGCGAACTGATAAATGGTATGCCATTCGAAGAAGGCGACCAAGACAAATTAAAAGAAGATGTTCTGGATATTACTGAACAAGAAATAAATTATTGGGATAGAAGGGGTCTAAGTCCAGAATATATTTACGAATTAGCGGAAGAAAATTGGAAAGACCAATTAGGAGTTCTTGAGTCCGTCTGAAGAAAGTATATACCAGGTGTCCCTTATAAATTTAAATTCTACACAGGCAAATTTGTCCAAATCAACTTCATCATATTCTTCATCAATCTTATTGATGTCGGGTTTTACTTTCAAGTTTGTCATAGATTTAACAACAACGTGGTCTGATGTCATAGAGTCCAAAGTTAGAGTTGCATTAGGCACTCCTCTTACGACAATTACCGCTTCTCCAGTTACTTTATAATCTTTTTCAGTCACAACAGAACTATCTGAAGTTTCTATTGCAAACCCGTTTATAATTCTCTTTGATGGTATATTTTTTACGATTGCCATTATATTACGTATATTTGTCGAGGCATTGCCCTGAATTTCATTTGTTTATTCAAATTTTCTGCTATTTGAGCTTCTCTTTCCATAACTTTTTCAGGTCTTAGTCTTGTGAGCCATCCTTCAGCACCAATCAACTCTTCCAATAGTTTAGATTTTTCATCTTTAGCTTCTGTTTGAAGTATTTGATAATCCATAATCAACTCAGAATCAGGTGTCTTTAGATTTCCACTATACTTTCCTCTGACCCTTGATAAAGTCTCTTTTGCATAAGCTGTGAACCATCTTCTCACCCATTGTTGACCCGGAACATTCAACTCTTCCCAACTCAATTCAGAAATTGGTACGTCAGTAGGTAGTTTAATTATGTCAGGGTTTGCTTTGAGACAATCGGCTCTATCATCAGGACCTACGTCGTAGTACCAATACCATACGGCCTTACCCTCATATAAACTGTAATTACTCCAATTAAAACGACCTCCAGGAGTGTTGTATAAAAATATATTTTTCTTACCGTCCGGTAATCCTGTAATTCTATATGTCAGAGAACCGCCCAATATTCTGTTTAGAATATTTGCTTCTTGCATCCTAATCAAGTAATCAAAACCACTCATCATAAAATAAGAACCTTGATAACCTAATTGAGCGTAACCAGCTTCGTTAGCACCTAAACCGATACCCCCAAAACCAAATCCACCAATACCACCTAATCCAAAAGCGGTCCACGGTTGATTGGAAAACCATAATAATTCATTTACCTCTCTACCTGCAGGAATTTCATAATTTTGTTTGTTTCTTTCTAAAACGAAATAGTCTTTCTTTAAAACCCAAGGCCCCATTGTTTGTAAACCAACAATTTTTGAATATGAGTACGCGAATTGTTGTTCAAAATCCATGGTTCTTGTTACCAATGCTCTTGCCACAGATTTTTCATTCATGTTTAAATTGACTAAGTTTACCCATTGACTATCAATTAGCCATTGTAAAACATATTCTTCATAATCTCCAATAGATAGTTCCATCAAAGAATCCAACATTTCATCCGTCAATTCAACACTTCTTAAAGGTGCTCCTAATTGATGTTTAATTCTTGTATATATTCTACTTCTTTCTGGTTCAGGGATTACTGCCATAGACAAGTTTATTTTATAAATATCATACTAAGGTATAAATCAAACTACTGACAGGGAATATGTAAGCGTTACTACCAAACGTTGTGGCATTATTTTCTAAAATTATTGTTTCGAATTTATTGGTGAAAATCATCCAATCTTGTTCATAAGGTAAAATTTTACCGGTGGTTTCTACGTAAACTAAATCATCAACTATTTTGTAATTTGTTAATGGCTTGATTTGAAAAGTATTTATTTTTTCATTTTTGAAAATTTGACCGTCTGTCCCTTGATTATCACTTTCGGAACCAAACTCACTTTGAATATCTACATTTTCTAATCCGAATTCATTCTCCAATCTTTTTTTCGTTTGATTTTCTACCTTGTCCCCTTTTGTCTTACTATTACTCAAGTTTGACATAATCTTTTGAAAGAAAGGGGAATCCTCAACAAATATTTTACTGGAGTATTTTTTTAAAATTGATGTGAGTTTTTTTACTGCGAGCACTTGTTCTTTTGGTGTTCTGTTTTGAAAATGTAATATATCACGATTATTATCTTTGAGTAATCTGTTTACACTTTTGGTAATTAGACAAAAAGCTCTGTAGTTACCTGCTAAATAACTGATGTTGTGCCTTTCTCCATTTTTGTAAAATCCTTGCATTATATTTTTTTCAGGGTCTTTAGGTTTAAATTCTAACCAATCTACTTGTTTAAGGGCGGCATAGATTCCCATTCCATATAATTTACTTATTTCATTGTCTTTCATCAAATTTTGAAAAAATTTTTCGTCCTCTGTTGAACAATCCACAATATAAGATTTACCTTCTGTCATTATTTGTTTGGATATTTTATTTTCTAATAACTTTGTTTGTGTTTTCAATTCAAACAATTTACTAACAAAATCCCAATTCACTACTTTCCAAAAATTAGAAATGTATTCATCGCGTTTATTTTTATATTTCAAATAATATGCGTGTTCCCAAAGGTCAAGACCTAATAAAGGAAAACCACCACCTTCAATAATGTTCATTAGAGGGTTGTCCTGATTAGGGGTTGACATTATCTTGAGTTTATTGTTCTTTGTTAGAACCAACCAAACCCATCCTGAACCAAATCTTTCTTTGGCAATAAGTTCAAATTTTTTCTTAAAATTTGTAAATGTTTTAAATTCAGAAAAAATTTTCTTTTGTAGTTCGCCCTTTAATCTAACGGGTGTGGGTGTCAACATGTTCCAAAAAAGTGCGTGGTTAAATGCCCCACCTGCGTTGTTTCTGACTGTTTTGTCGTATCTACTAATATTTTTTATAATTTTTTCTAAATCCCAATCCCCCATTTTCTTTTTCGATAAAGCCTGATTTAATTTGTCTACATATCCCTTATAATGTTTATTATAATGGAAATCCATAGTTTCGGCATCAATAAAGGGTTTCAGAGCTGAGTAGGAGTATGGTAATTTTTCAATTCCGATTTTTTTCATTTCCTCAATCAATATTTCTCTTTGTGATTCGGATTTGTTTTCGTTCTTTACATTCATAGAGTTTTTTCTATAAATAATGAGATTATCTCATTTCGTTGATTCTTTGGAGAATTTCTTCAACATAGTCTGCGGAGTTGTTATTATCACCCAATACGGTAGAGATAACTTGTTTTTTTTTATTCAATATATCATATATAATTCCTTCGATAGTGTTTTCAAAGATGGGATAGTAAACTAACACATTACTTTTTTGACCATATCTATATGCTCTATCCTCAGCCTGTGAATGGTCCGAAGGTAAAAAAGATAAATCATTCATTATTACAGCCTCAGCTGAGGTAAGGGTAATTCCAACTCCCGCGGCTTTTATATTTCCCACAAAAACTTTTATTTTTTCATTTTCTTGGAATTGGTCTACTGAAAATTGTCTCTCAGTTTTGGACATAGAACCATCAAGTTTGACAGCAGTTTTTCCGAAATGTTCTAAAATTTTATTTAAAGAGTTTGTAAAATTACAAAAAATTATAACCTTTTTATCTTGTTCAATTATGTTTTCCGCTAGCTCTATTGTTTGTGTTATTTTTTCGTCTGCAATTATTTGTCTGACTTTGGTGAGCTTAGTAAATTGAACTGTAAGTGATTTAGATTCTTCAGGATTTTTCTCGTACCAATTATAATATTCACCCATTACTTCTTCATATTCCTTGGATTTTAATCTCAGATAAATTGGAGTAATGATTTTGTCAGGTAAATCAAGTACGTCTTCCTTCAATCGCCTCAATGTTAGGTTTGAGGTTCTGTCTCTAAGCTCCTCCAAATTTGAAGCACCCATGACATTCCAAACCTTTCTTGGGCCGACCCTAAATTGATATCCACTACAATATCTTATTACGTAAGCCATCCAATTTTTTGCAACAGGTGAATCAACCAAACTCAAAAGATTATAATAATCTATGGGTCTCGAGGTCATAGGTGTTCCTGTCAACAACCAAATTCTATCAACTTTTTTAACAATATCATTTATTAGTTTGGTTCTTTGTGCTTGAGCATTCTTGATATAGTGTGCTTCATCAACAATAACCAAATCAAAATTGGCGCTAATAATTTGCGATTCATCTTTTCTTTTAGTGTCATGGAAATTTTTTATTATGTCGTAGTTTATTATTACAAAATCGTAATTAGGGTCAAAGTTTTTACCTTCTGCGATATAGATAGATTTTTTTGAATAATTTTCTATTTCACGTTTCCAATTTATTTTTAGAGTTGCTGGACATATTATCAATACTTTTTTTGCCCCGCATTCCAAAGATGCAATTATGGTTGAGGTGGTTTTACCCAAACCCATATCGTCAGCTAAAATATATTTTTTGTTCTCAACTAATTTTTGAATTGCTTCTTTCTGATGAGATAAAGGCGGTCTATTAGAATATTTTTCGAAATCTAAAACAACATCTTTAACCGTGTTGTCTTTAATCATTGCTGCTTTAGGAATCCAAAATTCATTCAATTGGTCTGTCTCAAAAAATCTACCCCATATGTGATAAGCTTTTTCTTTTTCTGCTAATAATTTTTCCACCCAAATTTTTTCCGGAATTTGATGAAGTAACCTATCATCCGCAAATTTTTGTGCGAAATAAGCATCAAGTATAACCCATTTTTTGGCAACTTTGGGTTGTTTGTCAAAGTTATTTATAATGTACTCGGCCTGACTTCTTGTTGGGTAAAACTTTTTATTTATCTCAGATTTCCTTTTGAGTTCTAAGATATAATTATTAGCCCCATCGTAGGTTTCTAATAATGAAATTGCTTTTGATTCTAAAGTGTTCGACAATATAAATTCAATTAAAATTTAACACCATTTCCATAATCTATAAAAAGTTCTTCACCAACTTTAATTTTTCTCAAAGATTTAAAAACAAAAACATTTCTATCTGTGTCAGAATCCCAACTTACGTTTGGAACCTCATTGTGATTGTAATATGAACCGTATCCTAAAACTAAAACATGGTTTATCCAATTTTCTGATTTAGGCCAACAAAAAGCATAATTTTGAAAAAAGGGTAATTTTTCTTGTCTTCTATGAGGAAATAGTAGAAAGGGACAGGTATCTATAATTTCATCATACTGAATCTCTTCCGAACAAAAAACACCTAATCCGTGTAACGGGCTGTCTTTGAGATATATTTTACTTGGTGGACGTATTTCCATTGGTTCTGAAAATTTTTTACTTGTAATATAATAAAACTCAAACTATTTATCAATATATGCAAAAGTTGGTTCCTATAACAAGGTTAGGTAAATTTTTCGGTGGGGAGGATTTTGCTTTAGATATTGACATGGGTGAAGAGTGGTTGATTGGTGATATGAATTTTACTGTTGTGTTATACAGAATTGATAGATATAAAACTAAAACTGATGATGTCTATGGGGAGGTTTTGGAGGATGGTATTCAGTTTATGGCTCCTGTAGAATTGAAAGGGTTGGTACAAATATTAGCTCCAACAAATAAATTATTAGGAACTTCAAGAGTCAAACAACAAGAGCCGGGAAGTATGAAATTCTCCATTTATCAAAAAACGTTAGATGATTTACAGGTTGAGGTAAATATGGGAGATTATTTTGGTTATTATGAAACAGAGGACCGAGTAAGATATTATACGGTCATAAACGATGGAAGAGTAAAATCTGATAATAAACATACGTACGCTGGCTATAAGCCCTTCTATAGAACTATAGAGGCGACTTGGGTTAGTGAAAATGAATTTAGAGGAATATAATGAAATTGATAATTACAGAGTCACAGTTTGACTCATTATTTATGGGACAACGAGTTATGGTTTACTATAACTTAAACAGAGAAACATTTTCGATTTCATATTTGGGAAAAGTTATTATGCATGCTGATTATGTGAAACTTAAAGACGTTGAGTTCCGAGTTAGACCTGGCGGTAAAGAAAGAGTCAGAGATGAAAAAAGAAAAAATGTTCATGCTTTTGTTATAGGAACTCTTTTAGATTTTTGTGAATTTCCATGTGATAGAATTGAAGAACCATATAGTGATTTAATTGTAACTTACAATCCATATGTGAATGATACGTTTGTTTTAAAAGGTACAAACAAGCCAATATATTTTGCTGAGGAAGTTGAAATGGTGAACATGAGAAATAAAATTTACATAACTCAGTAATATGCCGCTACCCAAACAAGTAAAACCAACACTGCCGTTAGTTCCCAAAAAAACTTTATATTCAAGAAGGGAAGAACTTTTGGAATATATAAACAAGGATGGAACTTATTTACCTAAGTCTGTTTTACATGCTGACTTAGATAGGGGTATGTTGGATTTTGTTAAAAATGAACTCAAAGTAGTTACCGCAGGAAAAACTATACCTGTATTAGATATTATATTGACCACACAGAATTGGTCTCAATACGTTGAAACATGGAAGTTTGTAGATTTGGACAATAATCCTGAGCCACCTTTTATTACTGTCGTTAGAACACCCGAAGTAAAATACGGTACAAATCCAGCACTTAGATGGAACATACCAAACAGAAAACAATTTTATTATGCTTCGGTACCTACATGGGATGGAAACATGCAAGGTATGGATATATATACGATTCCACAACCTGTCCCCGTTGATGTCACATATTCTGTAAAAATAATTTGTAACAGAATGAGGGAGTTAAACCAACTCAATAAAGGTGTTCTTCAAACTTTTGCTTCTAGACAAGCATATACTTTTATCAAAGGTCAATATGTTCCAATAATAATGCAGAATATTTCTGATGAATCACAACTAAATATTGATTCAAGAAAATTTTATATCCAATCATATGAATTTATAATGATGGGATATTTGATAGATGAAGAAGAATTTGAAGTTAAACCGGCCATCCAAAGAATGGCACAGGTTTTTGAAATAGATA